GTTCTCCTGGACGCAAGTCCCGCCGGAGGCAGAAATGTCCCCGGCGGGACTTTTTTGCACGAATTTGAAAAAAGCTGTTGACAACTCTCCTTTCAGCTGGTATAATAACACACGTCGTCAGGGACGACACAGGCTATGGGGGATTAGCTCAGCCGGGAGAGCGCTTGCATGGCATGCAAGAGGTCAGCGGTTCGATCCCGCTATTCTCCACCAATCAAGAGCAAAACGAACACAGAACCGCCATTCAAATGGTCGGTAATGTGTTCGTTTTGTTTTGCGAGATTCCAAATGTCACCCTGACATGAAAAAAGCGCCCACGTTACCATCATCGGTAGCGTGGGCGCTTTTCTGTCTTAATTTACCGAAAATCGGAAAAAACTCCCGAAATATGAAGTTTTCTGCCAAAATGCAGACAAGCCGGGTACATATCGGCTAAAATTTCGGTAAAAGGAGACAAAAGGCTATGATTAGAATTTTGCTGTCTACCCGCCTCGGCGAAAGGCGGATGACACAGAGCGAACTTGCACGTGCAACAGGGATTCGCTCCCAGACCATCAATGAGCTGTACCACGATTTTGCAGAGCGAGTCAGCCTGGATGATCTCGACCTCATTTGCGAGGCCCTTGACTGCGAACTGGATGACCTCATCGTGAGAGAGCCCAACCCGGAGCGTAGGGTCAAAGAGGTGCGGCACATCCCTCAGACCGTGAACAAGTCTCGCAAGAAATAACCTCTCCTGCCCGGATGCGTCAAGCGTCCGGGCTTTTTTCGTTCTCATCCGGCACGAATTCCAGAAGATCTGCGGGCTGGCAGTCCAGAACGGTGCACAGCTTGTCCAGAACGTCCAACGGAATATGCTTGACGGAGTTGTTGTTCATGCCCGACAGAGTGGGCTGGCGAATCCCGGTCATTGCGACCAAATCCTTTTGTTTGATGCCTTTTTCGGCAAGCACGGCTTTCAACTTGATGCGAATCATGTAAGCACCTCCCTTTTCTTCACTATATCACACTCACCTGAAAATTGCAACGCTTTTCGTAAAAATATTTACGAAAAATGTTGTTTTACTATTGACATACAACGAAATTCGTTGTATAATATAGACATAGAGAGGAGGTTACGAGGTGCAAGGGAGCAACCCAAAGGGGGTGATGCTCCATGACAAGCAAGGAATTTGCAAAGCTCACCAGAGCCGAGCAGGTAGCCCGCTTTGAAGCATACAAAAAAGCGGCTCAGGATCGCACCCTGAACCGCTAACCGCTAAAAGCCCGTTATCCACAAGCCCCTTGCACCTCCATTTTATTTTTTTATTGAAGATTTGTCAAGAGTAAATCGGAGGTTTTCAGCATGAAGTTCATTGATATTAACCGCGAGTTCACCGCAGCAGCCAACAGCTACATGGCACAGGGCTACTACATCAACGCCGGAACGATGGGCGGCAGTCAGGGTGAGGTCGCTCACATCGACCTCACCAACGGCACCGAGATCATCCGGGTGCTGCTCACCACGTTCAACAACTACCTCGGCACCGAGGGTGTGGAGCTGATTGTTGGCCGGGTCAAGGACGACATCAAGCCCAATCAGGAAGACCGCTGGAGCACCGTTTGGAATGAGCGTTTGGAAGTCATCAGCAGCAAGAAGTTCTACCGTCTGAACAACCGTGCCCAGGATGGATTCTACGGCACAGAGGAGGAAGCAAACGCCGCCGAGGAGAAGCGGTTTGACCGCTATAAGAGCCGCCGCAGCAATGACAGTGCGGTGGATGTGACCACAAAGGCCGCTCCGATGGTCAAAAAATACATCCACGAGAAGTTCGGTGTCCGGCGCGTGAAGATGGACGACATCAAGGTCGTCAAGCACGGTGGCCGCTACACCGTTACCTACCACAAGCACGCTGCACAGCTGCACTAAGGGGAGGGCGCAAAGATGGTCACGATTCAGAGCCAGAACTTCGGCGTTGAGATTGAAATGACGGGCGTTTCCCGCGGAACAGCCGCCTCCGTCATCGCCAACTACTTCGGTGTCGGCGGTATCCACTTTGCAGGTGGCACCTACCAGACGTACGAGGCCAAGGATAGCAAAGGCCGCGTATGGAAGTGCATGAGAGACGGTTCCATCACTCCCCGGCGGCGCATAGGTGGTGCAATCGTAGAGGCAGACGATACCTACCGCTGCGAGGTCGTGACCCCGATTCTCCAGTACGAGGACATCACCGACCTGCAAGAGGTCATCCGGGCACTGGTCAAGAAGGGTGCCATGGCGAACAGCTCCTGTGGTATCCACGTCCACGTTGACGGTGCGAACCACACGCCCGAAAGCCTCTGCCGACTGCTGAACTTCGCCACCGGGCGGCAGGATCTGTTCTACGAAGCCCTTCAAATTGGCAGCCGTGCAGACCACTGGTGCCACAAAATCAATCCTACCCTGTTTCGTGAAATGAAGAAGAACGGCAGAGCAAGCCGGAACGATGCAGAACGTATCTGGTACAGCGTGGCGAATGACGGATACGATGGCGGCGTGGATTCCTCCCACTACAACAGCACCAGATACCACGGAATCAACCTCCACGCATTCTTTACAAAGGGCACCGTGGAGTTCCGGCTGTTCAACGGCACAACTCATGCCGGCCGCATCAAAGCCTACGTCCAGTTCTGCTTGGCAATGAGCGCATGGGCTATCAACTGTGACCACGACAATCTCCACTTCAAATCCGTTGCCGGGTACACCCAGCAGCAGAAACACGACCTCATGCTCCGGGTGCTGACCAAGCGTCTGGGCATGAGAGGCCCGGAATTCAAGACCGCTCGGTTGCATCTCACCTCTGCATTTTTGACAGAGGCCGAGAGTGAAAATACCGCCGCCTAAAAACCGAAAAGCTGCGCTATCTGGCTACACGGGCATTTGGAGGATATGACAATGAAACTTTACAAATACTCCGGCACCATCGAGGAGCTTGCCGTTGAACGCGGCCGAATCTCCTATATCAAACTCTTTGATGTGACCGACTTCGACAAAGCACCAACCAGACTGGAAGTCTTCGGTGCGCTCGGCAAGTACATTGAGGCCATCGAGTCAACCGATGCCGAAGAACGGTACATCAAGAGTGATTGGTACTTTGACAGCAGCCTGTATCTGCGCCGCATTGAAGTCCCTGGCGTGGGCGATTGGCCGGCAAAGATTATCACCCAGTCGCCTGACGACATCGACCAGCTGGAGATCTTCGGAGAGCGGGAGTACATCGAAACCAGCAAGCCGAAGTCGATGCCCGGCGAGGAAGTGAACCGCTGGCTGATGTGGGAACGCCAGAACATGAAGTAAGGAGGTCATGACCATGTTCAGTATTACCGATAATGAGAGATTGCGGGATGCGTATGCACTTCTGATGTTCATGCAGCGCGATATTTCAGCCTCTGCCGAAAAGAAAGCCGCTGTGAAAAACTTGGCCGCAACCGTCAAGATGGAGATCCGGGCCTACAATAACCGCCCCGTTTCCAATGTGCGCATTATCAGTGCCGACTATGACGGCCGTCTGGAGCTTGTTCAGCTGCCCGATGAATTGGACAAGGCGCACAAGGCGGATGCTGCCAACTGGTTCTGCGGCAACTGCTATCTGGAAGCTTACAACAGCCCCTATGACTGCACAGGGCAGGAGTTCACGAATTGGTTCTATCTATTCCGGCGGCGCGGTCACTGGTTTGCATATCACTCGGTTAGCCGAGATGTTTAAGGAGGAAGTACAATGACGGACGAAAAAGCTATCGAAAAGATGCTCTATGACCAGCAGCAGGGCTGGCCGCTGTGCCCCCGCTGCGGCGAGAGGATGCCGGACAAACTGACCCACGGAGCACTGAGCCGCCACGCCAAGGGCGTGTACATCTGTGAGGCCTGCGGCACCGATGAAGCTCTCCGGGACTGGACCGGGAACGTCAAACCGCTGTCCGACTGGGTGCTGATTCGCGTATACAATGGAGATCTTCGGAGGTAATCGATATGGAAGAAATGCTCCTGTCACTGAATGGACCGTGGTCAAACGCAGCCTGCATCGGCTACTGTGTCATGGCGATGCGCAACGCTGGTTTGAGCGAAAAGACGCAGCGCAAAGTCCTCGATGAACTGACCCGGTGCTTCGACGATGTGAGTGTTGAAGATGCTGCACAGATGAAGTTCTAAACAAACAAAAAATCCCCCTACACTGGCCCGAAGGTCAATGCAGGGGGATTTTTGCGCGCTACCGAGGTAGCCAAATATAAAATCAAGAGTGGACCATGCCGGGCCGCTCTCTACAAAAGCCGAAGCTTTTCAAGTGCCTCTATTTTACACGGCACTCATGCAGCAGTCAAGACTTTTTGCCCAGTGCTGCGGTCATAACATCAAAGGCGTGTTCGATGACAGCATCCAGCACCTCGTTGGTGATGGCCCAACGGATAGCCGCCGGGCACTTGGCGCGGAGAGCAGCGAACACCTGCTTCTTCTTTTTGGCGCCCTGACCGCTGCCCATGATGGACAGCTCGGCCTTTTTGACCAGTTCCAGAGCCAGATCCTTGACGGTGGCCTTGTAGCCCAGCCGGATGCCCCCGACTGCCAGTGCGATAAAGCCCGCCAGCATCAGGACGATGGCGACGGGAGCGGGAATAAAGTTCAGCATAGCTTCCATGATATTGCCTCCTATAAGTATCAGCGGCGCGGGGAGCCACCCCTGCGCCGTTTTGTCGTGTTGGTTATATCGGATGTTTCACAGGTACTTGGAAGCCCCGGAAATGGCCTTCCAGCTGGCAGGGCCGCAGATGCCGTCCACGGCCAGTCCGTGCGCCTCCTGCGCCAGGAGCAGGGCGTTTTCCGTTGCCTCTCCAAACAGGCCGTCAGGCGTGAGCTTGAGGAGCCGCTGGAGCATCTTTGTAGCCGCTCGGTTGGCGTCCCCGGTACAGCCCCGACGGATGGTGGGCAACACGAACTTGTTGTAGGTCGTGCTGGGGTACTGGCCCGGCGTGGTGCAGAGCCACGTTGCTTTCGTGCCACGGGTGTCGGCGTGGACAAATGCTCCACGGCTGTGCCAGTAGATGCCGATGCCGCCGAACCTCACGGCCTGTGCAAGGATGCCCAAGGCCACCGGGTTGATGCTGCGGTTTGCCGTCCGCCAGTCCGCCGCCATGCCGTAACGGTGCTTACTGCCTGAGCTGCCTTTAACCGCCGCATTATGCGGAATGCAGCGGTAGCCGCTGGTGATCTTGAGCGGAACGCCCAGTACATCCCGGATGCGCTGCAGCTTGTCCACCAGCTCTGTGTCGATCATCTGGGCGGTGCACTTACCGCACTGGCACTCGAACTCGTCGCGGGTGAAATTTTTACTCAGTGCGGTGGTGTCACCGCGCTGATAGGTTACGACGCTCATAAAATCAGCCCCTTTCACAGAAAATCATGACTTTCCAAAAGCTCATCGTAAACGCGGTTGATATTATCGATGGCATGGACGCACTTTCCATTCGGAAAATTTTTGTGCGTCTGGCAGTACGTTTCATAGTCATGGACGGTACCAAGCATTTCATCGAAGTGCTCTTTCGTATGCCGCCGGTCGTGGAGCAGCTCATCATTGAACCGCAGGATCTGCGTTCTCCAAAGGCTGGCAGTCTGGGCATCGTCCTTGGCGATGTGCTCATCAAGCCTTTCCCGCGTCTCGGTCTGGCACTGCTGCATCGTATCAAGCCGGGCCATCACATCGGCATTCAGGCGGCGGCCAACAAAGTGGATGATGGCCGACCACGGGTTGATCTTGATGGGCGAAACCTCAATGAGCGAGAGCAGCACCAAAACCATCCCGCCACCGCTCCAGAACAATTCTTTCAAATTCACAAGCCATCCCCCTCACTGAACCAGCGCGGCGATTGCCTGCAAATCAAAAATCGGAGCATCAAAAAACGCTCTCGCCCACAGCCAGTAGTCTTCGGACTCCGGGCGGCGGTACTTTTGGCAGAGTGCCGATGCCCAAACCCGGTTCCAGCGGGTCTGATAGTCCGCATCCCGACGCTCAAGGCTCCGCTGGATGTTTCCTACCAGATCCCCGCGCACGGTGCCGTTACCGTCATCATCCTGCACAAAGTAGTCCATGCCGTTCTGGCTCCCCACAGCACACACACGCTGGTTTTTGTGCATAAGAAAACCGTCCTGACAGGTCAGGGCGGTTCCATAAGGAATATTAACTTTTCCATCTATGCCGTCGAAGCGCGCCCGGCGGCGGGCGATAAAGCGTTCATGCTCCACCATGGGTTAGACCTGCTCTTTCTTTTCGGCGAGCATACCGGTCAGTTCGGCGTAGTGCTCATCGGTCAGTTTGCCGGCGGCGTAGAAAATATCGATCTTCTCCGCCAGACCATCGGTACTGCCGCGATCAATCATGCGCAGACAGGTACGGTACAAAACCAGTTCCGTTGCTTTACTCATTGCCTTTTCCTCCTATCAGGTATTCTCAGTGTCATCCGTATCGGAGACATTCAATTCCAGAAGAGTCAGGCGATAAGCCTGATCCACGTTCATCTCGTCGGCATCATCGATGGCAGCTTTCGCTTCCATAATCCAGCCACCAATGTCGGTCGGCTCCAAAATGACGCTCTCTGCATCATCCAGAGGCTTCCGACCAAACAGGTGGTATGGAGTGCCGGCATAAGAAATGCCCGAAGCATCGGGCTCCGGGCAGAGAATATAGCAGCCGTTTTCGGCTCGTTTGATGTAGGTCACGTCCTCGGTTAAGGCAAGGATTGTGCCATCATTGGCTTTGACAATTTTTTTGAGCAAGGTACTTTACCTCCAAAAATAGCGTAGCAAAGCCGCCGCAGACGCAGCAGCCGCCCGTGGTCATCAAAATTTTTGTAGTAGGCTTCTTGGCAGCACATATACTGCGCTACCTCCTGTAAAGTCCGTTTCCCGGCCAGCCACTCCCTGTGAAAAAGCTTGAGTTTCCGGCGGGCACGTTTCACGCCATCACGGCTTCCGTTCACCTTGATTTTTCCGGTTTCGGTCAGCGTGAAGCGTGCCTTGCACCACCTAAAAGGCTTTGTCAGCGGGATGATTTTGCACTTCTTCCGGTTTACTGGGATGCCAAAAGATTCAAAGCGACGCACGATTTCATGGCCCAGTTTCTTCAGTTCTTCCAGATCCGGGAAGATAATGAGGTAGTCATCCATATAGTGGCAGACGGCTTTAAGGCCCAACTGACACTTCATCCAGTTGTCAACCGCACTCGGCAAAGCCACCATTTCCTGTTGGCTCAACTCAACACCAAGAGGCATCCCACGCCCAGGAATGGACGATGGCGCACTCTTGACAATAGAGTCTGCCAAACACCGCAGGTCATCGTTCAGGATAAGCTGCTGGTGCCGCTGATAGATGATTGACTGAGGGGCATAGGGAAAGAACTTTTTCAGATCGAGCAGCAAAACGCCGCCCGCACGGCCATATTTGCGGTAATGCCGGGCGAGTTGCTGTTTGATGCGCTTGTACTGCCAATGCAGCCCTTTTCCCTCCCGGCTTGCTCCATTGTCATAAATCAAGCTGGGAGAGTAAAGGGGCACCAGCACCTCTTTACTGAGGACTTTATGGATCTGTCGATCCGTGATATGCGGAGCGTCAATCGGGCGAACCTTGCCGCGCTCACAAAGGGTAAAATGCACATAGGGCTTCGGTTTCCAACTCTTTTGCATGACCTCACGCCGCCGTCTTGCGGTGCCTGAAAACAAATGCCGTTCAAAATTCTGGACAGACTGTTTCCAGCGCACATTGTTGCAGCACTTCTTGCCATACATATACATTGTGTGATAACTGAACACTTCACCGATGGAGCCAAGAGCTGCGCAGCGGGCATCTCGCCGGGCTTGCCGTGCAGCTTTACGGCGCTGGTATCGCGCCTCATGCCGTTCCTGACTTGTCATAAAATTATTCGCTCCTCGTACAGATGTTTGTCGGGCACCATCTAATCTGCGTTACGCTGACACATGAAACAAGGTCAGGTGCGTCCCTTGCCATGCAAGAAGCGTCCGTGTCAGCATATCGAAAAGCAGTTTTAAGGCTTTACGCCCAAGGAAGTATCTCTCCTTTTGCATGGGTCGTCTTTCGCCGGAGCTACTCCATTTGACCCAGCATTGCAAAATCCGGGAACCAGCGCCAAAGAACGGTTTGCATTGTAATTGTTTGCGCCCCCGCCCGAGTCCACAGCACAGAAATTGTTGTTGTTATTGTAGTTAGGGGACCGCAGCCGCCACGCCGCCGCCAAGCAAGTTTACAGAGATACACCTACTCTTAAAAATCAGGCTTTCGGATTGAGTTTTTCAAGCATACCTTTCAAAAGGTCGTCTTCCTTGTCAATCAAATCGCCTAACTTTTGAGCCATTTTATCCAGCTTTTCCATCGCCTTACTCGCATCAACGCTTTTCCCTGTAGAGGTCGTAAAACACCCCTGCGGGTTCTGAGACATGATGAGGTAGCAGTGAGTCAACTGGACATCCAGCGCCATCAAGGATGCCCGTGCTTCCAACAGATGCGCCTTGCGGAGCTGCCTCCGCTGGCTATCTGAGGGAAAGATGCTGTTGGCCTTTTCCGCCTGTGCGATGATCTCACAGGCCAGTTTGGCCACCGGCTCCGCAATCAGCCGGGAATACCGGGCTGAAAGACGGGTCAGAAAGTTTATCGTTTCGATGTAAATCGCATTGGCGACATTAACGTACTCGGCTTTACTTTCTGTGCGTTTGGATTTCAAGACAGACATACTTTAGTCTCCTTTGGGGTCATCGAGGTCGATTTCCCCTTGCTCTCGCTCGACTTCTTCAAGGTGCTTGAGCAGAACATACTCTATGTAGTTCGTGATAGACCGATGTTCTTTTGTTGCCAAAACACCAATCTTATCGAAAACCTCATCGGACAGGCGCAACGTGAATACGCGCTTGTTGGTTGCCATACAATACCTCCTATCAAATAGGTTTTGAAAGCATTGTATAGCATTTTTGATGTAATGTATGCACTCATAAAGCAGTCGAGTGATAGCATTTTTGGCTGTTTTTCAAAAATTCGCGCGGGGCGCTGACGCGCCCTTTGGATTTTTTGAGGGGAACTTTCTGCTTCTCGCCCACTTCCGTGGGCGAGAGTAGGGCGAGAACCCCTGCGGGGGATTAGGCAGCAAAGCCGGGAACCAGCGCCAAAGAACGGTATGCATAGTAACAGTATGCGCCCCCGCCCGAGTCCACAGCACAGAAAGTGTCGGTGTAATTGGAGGTAGGGGACCGCAGCCGCCACGCCGCCGCCGTTTCGGCGGCGGAATGCTTATAGGCAATCTTCGAATTTCCGGCCTTAAAGTATTCGTACTGCGCCTGACTACTCGGCTCACTGCTATTTGCGTAGGTTCTGGAACCGAACACTTCAAACTCTGCCAACAGCCACAGATAGTCGGTGGTCGCCGTCACGGCACTGGCCGAATTAGAGCCACCTCCGGTGTTATCCGTATACTTGGTGACGGACTTCATTACGGTCCTCAAATCGGCCGGCAGCGCAGCCAGAAGCGTGTTTGCTGTCGGATTGGTCGGGTCACTGGCAGCGCCCAGAACAGTAGATCTCATCTGGGTCTTAGCCCAACCACCGCTGTTTGTATCGCTGGTATTCATCGTGAACGCACCCGAAGTCGTGGCATAGCCAGACGGGTCATAGTAGCTATCCACGAGTCCCACAAACTTACCGCCGATCTTGCCCAACAGGAAGTGGATGCGGTTGCTGCCCTCCTTGCCGGAATTGTGGTTGAAACCGATGATAAAGGCATCAACTTTCAAGTTGGAGATCGTAGTTGCGCCCACCTTGCCATTAAGAGTGATTCTCTTGGTGTCGCCTACGGCCCAGTAGTTGGCGCCCTTATCTGCATCCGCCACCTTCTTGATGACCTTCCACTCGTTTTTGTCGAGCACCGGATTCACATAGTCCAGCGTCAGAGTATAGTCCTTATACTCCGTAGCGTTGATTGCCTCCGAGGTGCTGTCATCACCCTTGGTGGCGGTGATCGTCCAGCTTCCAAGCGTGGGCGGGTAGAAGGTGACGGAGCCGGTCTCATCGGAGCCAGTGATGGTGGCAGTCAGCGTGGCGTCGCCGCAAGAGGCAGTGATGGCGCTGCCGATGGGTGCCGTCAGCACCAGACGGCAGAAATGCACGGTCGCCGTGTAGGCTCCTCCGTTTTCGGTGACAGATACAGCGGCTGTGTCACTCTCCGCGTCGTCCTTGTGGGCGCTCACGGTGTAGGTGCCGGAGCGCTTGAGCTTGACCTGTGCTGTACCGGTGTCGTCTGCCGTGGCGGTGTATGCCTTGCCGGTGGGCAGGGCGGATGTGACGGTCGCCCCGGGTGCGGCAGTGACGGTCAGAGTTGCCGCAAAGTACGGCAGGGTCAGCGTGTACTTGCCGCCCACGGTCTCCACGTCGATGGTGTCATCCGTGGTCAGACCGGCCAGCTTGGCCGTGACCGTCCAAAGGCCCATACGGGGCAGAGCCACGGTGTAGCTGCCGCCGCTGTCTGCCGTGCCGGTGATGGTGCTCTGGCCGTCGGTCAGGGTCAGGGCGCTGCCCGCCGTGGTGGTGACAGTCAGCTTGGGCAGGGTGTTCCCCAGCACAGCGTCCAGCGCATCCTGAAGGTTTGTCGCGCCGGTGCCTGCCGTATCCTCAAAGGTGATATTTTCCGCCGTCAGGCCGTCTTTGAGTTTGTCCATCTTGTCTACCATCTCTTTGACGGCGGCCTGAACGCTGTCAGCTTCCAGACCGGCGGCAGGGCCGTCAAAAGAGATATTCGCGGCGGTGATGGAGGCGAAAAGCTCCTTGTGTGCCTCCGGGTTTTTGTCGTGCTCGGCAAGCAGCTTTCTGACCCACGCCTCCGTAGCAATGGCCGCCGGGTCTGCCGTCACGGTGACCTGCGCCGTGCCGGAGATGACGACCATGCCGTAAAATTCGAGCAGCAGATTGCTCATCGCGGCTTCCGGGACGATCTCGAAGCCGTGGTCGTCCTGGAAGATGCAGACCAGAGCGTCGCTGCTGCTGTCATCAAGCTTGGCGTAGATGCCGATCTGATGCAGGGTGTAGCCCTGTTCCAGCCCCTTGTTGCTGATCTGGACTTTGAGCCGATAGACCGTGTCGTCTCCCTCTTTGTCCGCTGCGCTGTCCGCAAGGATAAGCGTCTGGCGCTGGTCGGTCACTGCCGTGGCTTTGGGCAGGTCGTCGGCGGCCACGGTGCCAGCGCCGCCAACTGCCCGAGTAAACGTCATGCGCTTACCGGCCATAGCCTCGGTCAGCATAGCCACACCAAGCTGTGTGTACGCGGATGTGTTCCAACTCATTTTATCGATCCTCCAATCTCAATTTTGCTCCGATTTGCGCGTATACGCCCGCTGCTGCCGCACCGGCAAAGGCTGCCACCCTGCCGCTCTGCGGCGGTATCTTGCCCCGCACCCGGGCGCTCATGGTGCAGTACATCCCGCACGGAGCACCGGCAATATAAGCAGGCGTCAAATCTCTTGACGATATTTCATAAATAATCCTGTCCAGATGTGACCGCAAATTCTTGTAGCAGATGATTTTTCTGCAAATCTGTTCGTGTTTGGCAGTGTCGATATAATCCACCGGTATTCTGAGCCGGAAATGGTAAGGTGAACCGTCGTAATCAAACCATTCCTCGATGACCGGATTCGGATAAAGTGCCGCTATTGCGGCTTCCACTGCCGCTTTTGTTCCACGATGCCTATGCACATACCAACTACCCTTGATTGTTTTGCGCTTTTCTTCAAGGGTATAAGACTTGTCATACCAATCTACAGCAAAGTCTTTTGCCAAAATATCCATCAGGTCTTCCGGCAGTTCATCGATGCGAGTATAGATTTGGCCGAGGGCGATTTCATCAAGCCTCATTTCCAGCACGTTGGCGATGGAATGAGCCAGAGCGACCATTTTCGGGTCTTTCTGGAGGGCAAGAGGAAAGCCGTCCATCATTCGCTCGGCGGTCAGGCCGTTATTCATCCTCGTACCCTCCGCTCTTCACAGTGACCGTGCCCACCTTTGCTACCTGCGGCACCTTGTCGGAGGTCAGGTCAACGGACGGTTTGCCGTCTTCCAGCGTGGTGAATGCGGGCTGCTGCAAATCCACACGCTTGATGCCAACTTCCAGCAGCAGATACCGCAACTTGTCCGGGTTGATATCTCTGCCCATCTTACCGGACTGCCAGCCGATGTACTGCTGCACAGCCTCGTTTACGCGGGTTTGTGCATCCGCAGCAGAGATGTCTCCATCGCGGGTCAGGTAATAGGTCAGGTCGATGTTGTAGTTCACCACATCAGGATCACCAGAAATGACGTGGTCCGTCAGAGGCCGTACCTCATCGGCAGAGCAAACCTCCACCATCGCTTTCTTGGTTTCGTCCGGGGCAATGCTGCCATCATCCATGACGGCGTACAGGCAGACAGTGCCGGGGCTTGGGCTGTTCGCCACCACATCGGCGATTTTGGTAGACACGCTCTTCGCGAAATACTTGTAGCTGCCAACAGGCCCTGCGCTGGACCACGCTGCCTGACTATCAAGCAGAAGCTGGTAGAACTCGTCATCGTCCGGGGCATCGCTGCCGTTTGCGCTGGCCGTGACGTTGGAGCAGCCAGAATAGTAGTCGTACACATCAACAATGGTGTTGATGTCGCCGACTGCAAAGTCGTTCCCGACAGTGCCGGAGGTCTGGCATACCACCGTAACGTCCGTATAGGTCGAACCAATAGGCACATATTCATCTGCCGTAGTTGCCCAATACAGCGAGGCGTTTGCGTCCGTGACGCGAGTGCCGGACGGGATGAGGATTGCGCTCTGCCGCGCTTCGCTGATATTGAAGCGCATGGTGCAGGTTGCCGCAGTGGGCTTTGGACGCTGCTGCAAGTAGAACAGCTCCGCCAGCGCATCCAGATTCTCACCCTCTGCCCGGCTGGGCAGATTCTGGTTGTCGGCGTGGTTGTTGAGGGCACGCTCGTAGATTATCGCGTCCTCAATCCACGAGATGAACAGCCGTTCCGGGCTGCCGGGGCGCACGGATGTGCCAAAAAACTGCTCATACCCCGCACAGAGCAGCGCATCCAGTTCATCAGCGTCGGTGCTGATGAACTGGTGGTCTGCGGTACTACGCATTGATGCTCACCTCCACAACAGGAATCATCTTTCCGGGGTTGTCCTTGGAGGATTTGAACGTAGTCCCCATATAGGCGGCTCTCGGTTCAAACCGTTCGATGGCTTCCTTGATGGCGGCGCAGAGCATAGGCTGCGCCACGTTTTCCGGGCGGTCAAGAATATCCGAGATGTCGATGCCAAACTCCCGGTAGCCCGGCACGGTGCCTTTCGGCGTGGATAGGATGACGGCGATGTTCTGCAGAACGCTGGTCACGGTATCCTGTTCTCCAAGGGAAATGGTGGTCAGGTCGTTTGCCGATACCAAGTAGTTGCTCACAAAAATCACCTCATTCTCTCTGGTATTCCAACAAAGAAACGCTTGCGGTAATCCATGTTGGCGTACCGAAAGCGTTTGTGTGCAGGGTCTTAAATCTTGCAGATTTGATAACCCACCGATAGCTGCCGTAGACCACATTGCCGAGAACGAACGGCAGCGTAGTCCCGTTGAGGACACATTCTTTCAGCCGTTCCCGCTCCTTGGCGGGATTCACGCCGAGGTATGCAGCCAGCTCAATGTCAAACGTAATCGTTTGGGCATCGGTGCCTGTAAACTCGGTCAGGGCAGGACCTCCGGTGCGCTGGTGGGTCGTGTATCTGGCCGACACATTCTGCACCATGTTCTTGATGGTCTCGACATGACTATCAAACACGGAAAAGCTGATGTCTCCGAGGCAACCAACGATCACGGATAAATCCCTCCCAGAACAAAACCATCAGCATTGAAGCACGGGAGGTACAGGCAGACCACCGTATCATCAACGGCCGGCAACCACCACACCACATGAGACTTGTGCTGATGGTCGGTGGAGTTGTCCGCTCCGATAACCTTTTCCTCTTCATCCCAAATCTGGCGGGAGCCATCCATGGTCTTTTTGATTTCAAGGTTGTAGGGGCTGGGGTGGATATACTGGTGATTATGCTCACCGGCTGACTCCGTATAGACAATGGCTTTGTAGTGCTGCATCACCGGGAGCCAGCCGGACGTGATGCCTGTGTCCTCAAACTTACAACGGACAAGGCGCTTTTCTTTGTTCACATCGGTGACTTTACCGAGGCGAACGTCAACAGCAGTGTTCATCAGTACCCTCCTAAAACATGACGGCCGGAAACCTGCGTGGTGTACCCGCCAGAGCCAGTCACGGTATGTTTGGCCTGCTTCACGATGTACTTTCCATCCCACGGCCCGAAGTCCTTAGCCTCAAACGTCAGACCGGCCACCTTGCCCGGATCACCGGAATAGGTAAAGCCCACCTGACGCTCAAACTTGTTGTGCAGTCGGAGCTTTTTGGCAGCCAGTTCTTTGGCCTCGGCCTTGCTCGTGACCGGGGCATAAACTTCCAGCTGCTGGTTGGTTTTGCTCTTGGCATCGTAGTCCTTGACGTAGGCGATACCCTCAAGGGGCTTGCCGTTCGGCCCAACATAGGACACCCGGCAGGACGCATACTGCGTTCCGGCCTGGCCGAGCGTGTGGCTCCACTTGATATAGCTCTTGTCGTCCTTGGTGACAGTCCATGCAGAATCTTTTCCCTCGTATTCCTTCTGGTCGAAGATGACGATTTTGCCGTCTGTACATTTCAGCGACAGGCCGGCATCATGGCACAGCTGCGACAGGAAGTCGATGTCAGAGCAGCGGTACTGCTCCACACGCTTATACTCCGGGTCTTGCTTTGCAAGAAACTGGGATTGCATACCGTTCTTCTTCGCCATTTCATTGGCGATGCCGGATAATTTGTACTTTTCCCAACCCTTGCTCTGCTTGGTCTGCCGGATCTGGCTGGTATAGGGCAGCCCCGTGGCCTTTATGGTGATGATGTCGGGCGGGCCGGATGCGTTTATGCTGTCCAACTCAAACTCCCCGCAGTCCAGCGCCTCATCCTTCCCGTCAGAGTGCCAGTTACAGGCCGTGATGGTAGCCCGGATTTTCAGGCCGCCTTCACCGCTGCCGGAAGAACTGCCGCCAGATTTACCGGAGATCTCGCTGGCATCGACCCAGCCATAGACCCGGGACGTTCCGTCCGTGTGAATAACATGGTACGGGTGCAGCGCACCCTGTTTGATGATGGTGATCTTGGCCGGACCAGCCTTTGGTGTTCCGTTTGCCTTTTTGTCGGTAGATGCCTTGTAGTGCGGACCACCGAGAAACTGCACCACGTCACCAACCTTGTAGCCATCAGAAGATGCGGCCGACACATCGCCGTCCAGCATCTTCTGGAGCCAGTCGGTCATCCAAACGCCCTCCCGGTCTTGGAGTTTGATCTGCAGGTCGTCACTGGCATCTTCCTCATTATCGGTAAATGTCAGCGACAGCAGGTAGGGCTTGATGCTGCTGGTGATGTCCACACCGTCAAACTCCACCGTACACTCGGCATGGCGGGCGGTATTTTCGTCGCTCATGTGACCACCTTCTTCCACGGGGGCAAGGTGGAGCTGGTTTGTGTCTCGGTATCCGGGAGCGTCAGAACGATTCCGGCCGGGAACACAAAATAGCCCAAGTGCTGCGGATTAGCAGCCATCAGGTTGGGAGCATAGGCGCAACTGCCGAGCTGCTTATAGGCCACGCTGTCCCAGCGGTCGCCTTGCACAGTCGTATAGGTTTTACTCATGCATACCTCCCTCTGAAATCATCGTCCTCTGCATCTTTCACGATTTCGAGGACAAGTTCTCTTAGGCTGTCATTCTGGGCATTCAGGACGTTTTGCAGCTCGGCAGTATCAGATATACCTGAGATATGGTAAACCGGCGAGAGCGATATAGGAACCGTGCTGCGTGCTGAGGAGGAGCCGCTGCTCTCTGGCAGCTCAGCGCTCATGGGGGTAACGCTTGCGCTCTCCATCTCCCGTCTGGTTTCCGAGGCCGTCAGAACAGATTCCCCGCCGTTGAAGTAGACCAGCTCCGGGCCATGCTCACCAACGAGGGCAAAGCCGGGGGCCGCATCTTCCGTACCAACAGCATATCCGGGGATTCCGTGGTTGACATTGTAGCGCTCATTGGAGCCTGCCAGCGCAGTAGAGGCCGCCGAGGCGATTTTGGCATAGGCTTCCTGCACACGGGGCATCATGCCGGATGCGCCATCGATGAAGCCCTGAATCGTCGCCTTGGCGCTTTCCGTGGCCTCGTCGCTCATGTCCATTTCCGATACGGTATCGGCTACGGTCTGGGCGATTTCGTCCATAGAATTGCTCATGCCGGTCTTGAGGTCGGCGATAGATTCGCTGGTGGTATCCTGCGCTTCTTTCAGCGCAGCGTAGTTCTCAACCATTTTGGCGAGGTCAGCGTCCGAGGCCGAGGCCATACCGGCAATCGTATTGACGGATTCCTTGCTGCCATCCGCAAAACTGGCGATAACTTCACTCAGACCGTCGATGTCAGCCGCCCGTTCGTTCAGCTTTTCGAGGTTCTGGTTGTAGTTGTCCCAGTAGGTGATCTGGCTTTGCAGTGCATTGTTGATGGATGCAGCGGAGGTCGAAACGACCTTTTCCGCAGAATCCCACAACGCATACTGGCCGCTGATGCTGCCGTAGGCTTCATCATAGGCATCCTTGTAGGCTGCAATGATGTCCTGAATCCGAAGCTCTGCATCAGAGATGGCATTCGCCACATTCTGCTGCTGCGCTGCAACATCGTCTGCGCTGTCGGCGGCGGACTGCTGCGAAGCATTCAGGGCATCGACTGCGGCGCTGGCCTCCTGATACTCGGCCTCGGCGGCATTGATAGCCTCCTGATCCTGTTCTACGGCGGCGGTGTAGTTCTCGACCTCCCGCCGGGCAGTGACAAGGTCATCCGAGTACCCCATATACTCAGTGCGCAGTTGCTGCACATCCTCGCTCATGGTGCGCCACGGCAGATCTTCCACCGTGCCGTAGGTGAGCTTGAACTGCTCATCCGTCAGGCCGAGGGTGGTCAGCAGCTTATCGTAGGCAGCAGACATGCCGGCATTGGATTTTTCCACCTTTGCCTGCGCGGTCGCCAGCTTGGTTTCGTTCTCAGCACTCTCAACCAGCACATTGTTGTACTGGTCATAAAGGGTGTTCAGGTATTCCTGCCGGGCCTGTGCCTTGGCATCCGCCACATAGGCATCCGTGTGCTGGCGCAGCGCTGCGGTGCCGCCCTTGATGGAATTGGTCTCAAGGTCAATATCATCTGCAAGACTGGGCACCAGAACAGACAGCCGGGCCAGCGTGTCGTGGTATTCGGCATTTCCGTCCGTGTTCCCATTTGTGGCGGCCTCGATGGCCTCCAACTTGCTGATGTACTGGTCCGCAACGCTGGCGGTCGCTGCCATGTTGGACAGGGTGGAATCGTAGCTTGCGCTCGCTTCTTCCATGCTGTCGCCCATGTCACGAGCGGCGCTGGTCAGCTCCTTTACAGAGGGCACCGTCGCATCGGCAGATGTTGCCAGTGCCGTGACGAGCGTAACCGTTCCTGCAATCGCCACAGATGCAAGCGTCAGCGGGCCAGCAAGTCCCGCCAGAGAGCCAGTGAACAGATTTGCCGCCGCATGAGCTAGTTTTATGCCAGCTGAAACCGCAGTCAGCGTGCCGACCAGACCGCCCAGCGTGACGGTTCCTGCCGCAATTCCCTTGACCACACCGGGATTTTCCTCTACAAATCCCTGCATCCAGCCCAGAACTTCCGCGCCGACATCGTACAAATCCGACATCATCGGGGTCAAATCCTCACCGATGGCGATTTTCAGGCCGTCTGCTGCGGACTGCATCAGCGTCAGTCTTCCGTTCATGTTGTCGAGCATGGTGCCTGCCATTTTATCGGCAGATCCGGCGCAGTCGTTCAGAGCTGCGGTGTAGTCCGCAAAAGACTGCCCGCCCTCGGCTGCGGCCTCGCTGCACCCGGCCATGATGGTTTGCAGTTTGGAATACTGGTTCGTGCCGGCAATGACCTTTGCAAGGTTGGCTTGCTCTTGGTCGGTCAGGGTGTCCCAGATACCGGCCATGCCTGTGAGGATGCTGGACAGGCTCTGCATATTGCCGTGCGCATCATAAATCTGCACACCGTATTCTGCAAGGGTGTCCCCGCACTCTTTCGTGTTGGTTGCAAGGCGGGTGAAGATGGCGTTCAGGGCCGTGCCAGCCTCGCCGCCCTTGACACCGGCGTTGGCCATGGTAGCCAGCACAGCGGTGGTTTCCTCGACCGAGTAGCCGAGGGATGTAGCGGTAGCTGCACACGCCTTGTAAGCCTCACCCAACTGGATGACATTCGTGTTGGAATTGGCCATGGCGTAGGCCATTACGTCCACAAAGTGCGTGGTGTCGGAGGCCTTCAGGCCAAAGGCCGTCAGGTAGTCGGTGACAATATCGGATGCCTGCGCCAGATCCATGTTGGCAGCAGCAGCCAGATTCAGCACCGGGCTGATGCCGTCCAGCATAGACTGGGTGTCCCAGCCTGCCAAAGCCATGTAGGACAGGGCATCAGCCGATTCACCAGCGGTGAATTTTGTGGTCGCGCCCATTTCCTTGGCCTTGTCGGACAGGGCCGTCAATTCCTCGCCGGTAGCGCCGGAGAGTGCCTCGACATTGCTCATGGATGCTTCAAAATCCCCTGCGGTGTTGATGCAGTCCATGTAGGCATCCCGGATTTCTCCGAGGGCCTTTGAAATACCGACCGTGGCCAGCGTGGCCTCGACCGTCTCAAGCGCATCGACCGATTTTTCCCCGAATCCCTTTGCGCCCTCTCCGGCCTCGTCCATGGTCTTTTTAAGGTCAACCTGCTGGTCTTTCAGCTTATCGACCTCAGTTTCCAGCCGGACGCTTTCTGCTGTCAGCTGCGTGGTATCCACGCCGGCCTCGTGCAGGGCGTTCCCGGTGGCAGCTAAACGCTGCTCATAAGTGTTCAGGGAGGCCGCAGTCTTGTCGATCTGCGCTTGTTTGGAAATCAGCTTGTTTTCCAACGCAGAGGAATAACCCTCGGTCTCCTGAATCTCTTTCTGGATGTTGTCGTACTGTTGCTGCAAAACAGAAAGCCGCTGACGGGTTGCGTCAACGGCCTGCTGCTGCTTCTGGTACGCCGAAATGTCGGATTGTACTTTGTTCAACAGCTGAATCTTCCCCTGCGTTTCCACAAGGGCAGACTGAGCAGCCTTGAATGTACTGGAAAAGCTGCTGTTCTGTTTGGCGGACAGGTTGAACAGCAGCTCCCACTCTTTACGAGCCACTACTTACCGTCCTTTCTCGCTCTCTGGCGCTCGGCAATGAGGTCATTGCTGCTGCGGATCCATTGCCGGAACTGATACAGGGGCATTTCCAGCCAGTAGGGCGCAGGCGTACAGTTGACCTGTGCCATTGCAAGCACCTGTCGTCGCAGCCACACGCCGCCATCACCGGTTACAAGTCCGACCTCAGCAAAAAATTTCTTGCTTTGGTGCGGATGGTGTTGTAGTCCCGGATGCTCATAGCACCGATAACATCAACACCGATAGGCTCAGTACACGCCCGGCAGGCCATGCGGATAAGGTAGCCCGCACTCACCGAGGGGATGATCACCGGCTGGTTCAGAGCCGTAAGCTCTGCCTCGATGGCGATGGAGTCATTGCCGGTCAGCTTGCCCCAGTTGAACGTGAGGGAATCGTAGTGCTTGCCCTCATAGTCAAGGGGTTTCTGGAGCTTGTGGGTGTAGGTATACGGGTCAGCAGCGGCAGCAGCCTTTGCAGCGGCGGCCTGAGCTGCATCAAATTCTTTCGGGTCAATGACGGCGTTCATGCTGGATAGCTCCTTTCACGCTCAAAAAATAGGCCGGGACTGCAAAATGCAGCTCCGGCGAGACGCTATATGCAGATTACTTGCCCAGGGCCGCACGGACACCGGCCAGATAATCCACACCGTTGATGTAGCAGATGAAGTTGAGGGGGTCCAGTTCACGAACCTTCTTACCGTTGATGTACGTTGCCCAGTAGCGGACAGCGTACTCACCGGAGCCAGAGGTGGGCGTTGCGGGGGCAATGGCGCCGCCCTTGGTCGATTTGGGCACGACCACGAAAATATGCTTTTCCTTCCGTGCCTCGACCGTGCCCGCAACAGGATCCTCATACTGGTTTGCCACACGCAGGTCAATGTTGTGACGGCGCAGCTCCGACAACTGGACGGACTGCGGCGTGGTGGTGCGGAATTCCAGACCAAGGGTCATAGCCTCCAAATGGCCCAGAATGACCGCTTCGACGTTACCACCGACACCAGCGCCCGAAATGCTCTGCGTCAGAAAGGTAACGTCCGGCAGGGTAACTTTCGACATACCCAGATACTCCACGCTGTCCTCATAGACCGCGAAGTTGATAACGCTCTGATCGATTGCCATTGTAGTGCCTCCTTTTTAGGACTGGAGTGCGCTGGTCACATAGTCAGCGTCATATTCCAGCACAAAATCAATTTCCTGCGCCGGAGAGGGCGGGGTCATGTAGACGTGCAGCTTGATTTTGCCCGCCATCAGGCTGGTCAGCGGGTTCTCGTTTTCCAGCATTTCCACACGGGCACCCAGCAGATAGCCTGCGCCCACCAGACCGTTCAGCCAGATGTTGGCGCTATCCAGAATGGTGTCGATGAGACGACGGTTCATCGGCTTGTCGAGCTTGCTCCAGAACGTCTTGATGAGGGTGTTGGAGACGTAGTCGAACATACGGCTGAGCGGGATGAAGTAGTCCTTCACGTCAGTGGACTTGGGGTAGCAGCCAGTGTGGTTGCCCCATGCGGTCCAGCTGCCCATGAAGTTCAGGAACGTGCAGATGCCGGCAGCATCGACCACGTTTGCCTGATTGTAGGTCAGGTTGATGGCTGCACCGTCATCATCGCACAGACCGTCGATATGGACGGTCTTGTTGGAGGGGCTCTCGTAAGGGATTCCGCCATTGTTGGTGTCGGTCTCCGCGAGGCAGCCCGCCATGAGGGTGGAGCCGTGGAACTTCAGATCGCCCAGAGTACCGTTAGGCCAGCACAGAATAGACTTCTGGTCGTAAGTGCCAGCGTTCTTGGCCTGCACTGCGGCAGTATAGGTCTTTGCGGAAATATCCACCAGAGCCTTGCCAGAGAACATACCGTTGATGGAACCCGCCTTTGCAGCCAGCGCAGCAGCAACGGTAGCCTCCTTGGAGAAGCCGGGTGCCATAATCAGGTCAGGCACAATGCCGAACATGGTCAGGCAAGCCTCGACCTGCTCCACGGCAGCTGCCACAGCCTCTGCCTCGGCGTTTTCTGCGAGCGGCAGGAAAATGACCGGCTGGCAGGCACACAGCTTGAAGTGATAGTACATCACCTCGCAAACGGTGAACTTTGCCCAGTCGTTGTCATAACCCAACTGTTCCTCCGCTTCGGTGTAGCTGGTGCACAGCACAGGGGTGCCAGCGGTTGCAGCGGTGCCAGTTGCCTTGGACAGCGGTGCCGTACCGATGACAAAGGGGATGCCGCAGGTTGCGGCGTTCGGGGTCGCCACGGCGGTGTCGGCGCGGCTGACGTTAATACCATGATCTGCCATAGTATGTAATCCTCCTTACTTGGATTTGGCGAGCATCCGGGCATACGCAAGGATGGCCTCGCCGCGTGCTTTTGCCTTTTCAGGCGTAGTGTTCAGTTCGGCCACATCAATGATGAAGTCGGCCACGCCGGGATATTTCTCGGTGGCAATCTTCACATCATCACGCTCTACGGCCTCCGCAGCAGCGCAGGGGTAAATCGTGTTTTTCTGGATGTAGCCCAGAATGGACGGGCCGACGTAAATAGAAACGCCGGGCTTGCTCTGTGCAGGCTCGGCGCTCACGGTGTTTTCGGCGTTCTGTTCCGCCGCGGTCTTTTTCACCGCCATAATTCAATGTCCTCCGTTTGCTGCACGGTCGGCAGCTTCCAGTAGGTGATCATTTCTCCGGCATAGTAGGGCTTCGATTCCTCGTCATAAGGAATGCTTTCCAGCTTATGACCGGGAGACAGGTCAAGCGCAAACTGATACCGACGCTTTCCATCGGTGCCAGTGCCGCCTACCTTGCGGACTTTGAGCAATTCCACACGAAACCGCTCCATCATGTTCAAGAGAGCGAGGTCGCCCTCCTGTTCATCCGGGTTGTAGCAGCAAAAGATAGAGCGCACAGAAACCACCGTTCGCTCCTCGCTGCCGGGCTGCTGCTCCGTTGCCAGCGGAATGACCCGATGGATGATGTACGGGGCTTTCTTCTTGGCAGAACGACTGTCGGGCAGCCGCATCAGATAGACTTCCGGGGCACGGTAGGCCTGTTCGGTATCGCCCTGCTGCATAGCCACCGGGAGAATCATATCGGCCATGATTTTCTCGGTAAACGCTTTCAGCTGCTCAAGCAAAACAACACTGGTCATATCAGACACCCCATCCGTTCAAAATTCGCGTGATTTCATGCTCAATGCGCTCCTCGTAAGTGGATGCCATTTTCTCCTCGATGGAGTCCATGACATTCTCGTTGGAGTACATCATCTGCGGGGTGGCAGGACCAAACAATTCCTTGACCGGGAACCGTTTTTCTCCCTGCCTCTCATAGATGCCATAGTGAGAGCCCATCTTCGCCTCAAAAGCATGGTCCAGTGCCTGTCTTGCGCCGGATTTCTTCACGCGAGTTACCACGCGGCCGCTGCGGTCCACCTTGGTATCGAAAACTCTAAGGGGGATGACGCTGCCACGGTAGCCGAAGTTGATAGAAACCTCGCCATTGCTGCCCCGCTGGATGTTGTTGATATTCTTTGTGCGGTTGGAAAATTCGCTGCTGCTGATGGCATACTCCTGCATGACTGCCCGTTTCGCCACCGTTTTTCCGGCGGCAGCGGCGCGAGCCAGCGCAGATCCTACAGCACGATTGGCACCTCCGGGAATTCCGGCGAGGAGGGCAGACACCCGGTCAAATCCTTCCTCTGCAATGTCAACGGTGATGCCAGCAGCTACGCTGTGCATCATGGTGTCCGTTGTCACATCACTCATTCGTCAATCGCCTCCAGTTCCACCCGCAGCATCCCCATCTCGCAGACAGAGGATGCCACATAGTAGTTTCGGACGAATCCATCCTCGTCAATGCCCAGCTTGCAATCCTTCTCAGGCTGCTTTCCGCCGAGGGCCGCAATATCGCAGTGCAGCACCCGGCTGACCCGGTACAGACCCTGCGCATGGTCGCTGATGGCCTGGCGTACACGTTCCTTTTCAGAGAGGCCTGTCAGAACCAGAGGAACGTCAGGGTATTCCTCTCCATCATAGTAGACCGTGTGCGTTTCGGCGAACTCATCCAGATTCAGAAAGACGCTGTTCAGGTCTTCCTGCACAGCGTCTTTAAAGGCACTCACGCCGTGGGCATCGCAGCTGCCAGTTCAGGACCATCGGTGCACTCGTCACCGGGCACAACGTCCTCGGCGCAGATAGCCTGAATGAGTGCGTCCTTTGTCTTGAGCTGCTTGGTGTCGATGCCCATATCTGCGGCCAGCTTTTTCAGATTGGCAACAGTCATGTCGTGCAGCTGGTCGGGGTCGAGATGTGCCGCCTCAGAGCCGCCCTGCGAGGCTTCGGCTGCGGGGGTGTCGTTACCTTCAGTAGTTGCCGGAACGTCCGCAGGGGCGGTTTCCGGGGCAGTGGGCGCAGAAAACGCACATTTCGCCACACCCAGCCCGATAAGGCGGGCTGCTTCGGCATCGCTGACCTCACACCGCTCGCCGCGCGAAACAGTGTGAACACCTGTCTTGGTGGGGCAGCCGTAGCCGCCGCAAAGAATTTCAACAATCATCTGTGTACTCCTTTCAGGCCGGGCTTAACCGACCACGTTTTTGGCACGAATCCAAGGGATATAGTTCTTGGGCGCAGCCAGCGGGCGGGTCTTCAGGCTCATCTTACGCACATCGTTCTCCTGATCGATGCTGAACTTGGGAACGCGGCGGGCGGCGATGGTGGAGTGCTTGGTATCGCCGTAGTTGATCTGAGTGATAGCGCCATACATCAGGTGACCGCAGGCCGGAGCCGTAATCAGCGCATCGGTCTTCGGGAAGTAACGCTGCTCTGCGTTGGCGGTGTCGACGTAGGTTTCATCCACGGAGATGAGGTTCAGCTTATAGCCGCGGAAGTTGAGGGTGCCGCCGTAGGTAACGCCATCGTATGCGCTCAGTTCCTGCTCGATTTTGCCGACGATGATGCCGGAGTTCTTATCCAGCAGACGCTGAACCTTTTCCATGTTCAGGACGGCATCGTACACATCGGCACCCAGCAGCAGGTCAACGGCGCGCAGGCCGCGCTTGGACAGCAGACGGCACATGGCAGGAACATCGCCGAAGAAGTCGCCGGTATCCTCAGACCACTTGTGTGCCACAGTGTACAGGTGGTCATTCTCGTGGCCGGGGTTGTAGAACTTCACGACCTTGGCCTCGCCCTTGGTCTGGTTGTCGATCATCTCCTGCATGGTGCAGCCGTTCTCCAGCATGGTCTGTGCGCACATCCACTCCTCGGTGCGGATGATGCGGTTGTCCATGTCCACGAGGTCGTTCTGAACCAGCCTTGCGGCACGCTGGGCAGGAGAACTGTTGGCGTAGATGGCCTCGCCGAAGCCGCGCTTGGTCAGGTCATCGGCGGACAGTTCGCGGCTCACGCCGATAGCAGCAGGCTCGAACTCGTGGATCTCGTAGCCAATGCGCTCCATCGGGATTGCGCCGACACGAGGACCAACGAATGCGGCCATCTTGCGGTCACCGTCCATGTACTCGGTCAGAACCTTGTCGGAGTTGAAAACATCGCCTTCATCGGTGCCGAAGTAGCGGTCACGGAAGAAGGTCTGTCTGGGAACGGCGCGCCGCTGCACAGCCATCAGGGTGTAGGTATCGAAAAAATTCAGTTCAGCAGGCATTGTTATATCCTCCTCACAGTGCAGGTGCAGCAGCCTTGAAGAAAATGCCGCCGTTACGCAGGGCATCCTTCTCGGCCTCGGTGATGGTATGGTCATTGATAGTGATGCACTTGTTCAGGTTGAAGCAGCCGGCCAGATAGACGGGAACAGTCACATCATCGGTGGTGCCAACATCAACATCATCACACAGGATGGCGTATGCGGTCAGGGTTTCCGTATCACCGCTTGCAGCGGTGCCCAGCGCTACCAGTTTGTTATCGCCTGCGGTACCACCGGATTTTGCCAGAATAGTGCCACGCTTGATAGTGCCAGCAGCACCCAGCTTGCGGAGAGTACCGCCGCTGACAACCAGCTTGGGGTTGATGTCGGCAATCAGGCCGTCATACTCCATGTTGCCGAGAGATTTGCTCAGTTCGCTCATAGTAGTATTCCTCCTTACTTTTTGTTATCGTCGAGCAGTTCGGCGACGGCTGCTTCGGCAGCAGCCATGCGCTCGGCCTGCGTCTTGGGCACATTGCCCTTTGCATCGGGCAGAGATTCCGGGCTGCCAGATGCAGACGCACCCGGAACAGCTTCCACACTCTGTGCACCAGATGCGGCGTTGTCCGCTGCCAGATTCTTCAGGAACTCGTGACCCTGCGCAGCAGCAGCCTTGGCGGCGCGGAATGCCAGTTCGCGAGCATCGCAAGCGGTCTCGCCGTACTTAGCCTCCTGTACCAGAGCGGGGTCAAACAGGCTTGCCACCGAATCGATTTCGGCCAGACGGTTGCGCTCCGCGCTCACGGCTGCGTCAACTGCGGCCTGCGGGTTTTCCGCTGCGGGGGTTGCAGTGGTGGGATTTGCGTTGTTTGCCATAGTGGATTGTCCTCCTTCGTTGGACTGGGCGGCGGGTGCCGCCGGTGTATTTGCAGCAGCGGCAGCAGGTGCAGCCGCTTTAGCCATAGGGATGTTGTCGGGCAGCTTTACGCCGGGCATCAGGCGCAGGGCGTGACCCTTTGCGTAGATGGTCTGGCGGTCTGCGCTTGCGGAAATTGCCACGGGCTCGGCATCGTCCAGCAGTTCATTGGCAAAGCCTTTTTCGATGGCCTCCTTGCCCGTCATATAGGTGGTGTCGCCCATCATGTGCAGCAGCACGGTTTCAGACAGGCCAGTCTTCCGCTTGTAGATGGCGACTTGGCTCTTATCCCATGCATCATTGGCTTCCGCAGCCTTGCGAAGTTCGTCAGCATTGAGCGCGCCTCGAATGGGAGTCCAGCACTTGTGAATCATCACAAGGCTGGAAGGATTCACCTTTACCGTATCGCAGGCGCACATGATAAGACTGCCGCCAGACATGGCCACGCCGTCCACAATGCAGGTCAGCTTCGTGCCCTTGGCGGCCAGTTCGCGCAGCCTGTTGTGAATCAGGATGGAAACGCCAGCATCGCCGCCCAGACTGTCCATGCGGATGATGATCTGCGGGCAGTTTTCGACCTGCTGCAAGTCCGACAGGAACTCGCTCTCGATAATGTACTGTCCCGGAATCGGCTCGTCAGTCCACCAGTCGATGGGCTGCGTTTCCACGATTTCGCCGTACATAGTAATATCCGCGGTCTGGCCGTCAGTGCTGGCCATTGCATAACAAGGCCGCAGGATATTCACCTGCGGTGCGTTATTCGGTTTGGGCATTTTGCTTACCTCCCTGTGTCGTAATGCTGGCGGTGGTTTCGATTGCGCCCTCACTGCCAGCTGCTTTCAGCAGCTCATTTTCACGAGCCAGCTGTTCGGCGTTTTCGGTCCAGTCGCCGCCGCCCATCTCAAGGGTGACCTGTTCGTGGGTCTTAAAGGCGTGGTGCGTCTGGAGAATGGCTGCATTGACTTCCTTGGCGGGGTCAAGACTGCCCTGCACAGGGCCAATCCAGCGGGCACCGCACCATGCAGCACGGAGCAGCGGGTCATCAAAAAAGCCCGGAGCGATTACTCGCCCACGGGCTACGGCCTCTGCCAGCCAGATTTCATACGCGGGCTGGCAGAAACTGTCCACCAGCCATGTGCGGCGCATCTTGAACGCCTCCCATGCTTCCAGCAGGGCAGCGCGGCTTGCCGAATAACTGGCATTGAACTCTTTCAGCAGCAGTTCATACGGCATCTCGATGGCTCCACCCATCAGCTTGCACATCGTCCGAACGAACGTATCAAAGCCCGCAGTCGGGAGATTCGGATTTCCAAACTTGACATCCTCGTCTTGGCCGAGGTGAAAAACCTGACCGGGCCCCATCTCATATTCGGAATCACTGTGGCTGACATTGCTGGCCTGTGGATTATCCACAGGAACACCGCCAAGGTCACCGCTTCCAGTTTCGCTGAACGGAATGCCGCTCTTGGACGTGTTGGTGACAATCCACGCCGTGAAGTAGCTCTGGACCAGTGCTGCAATCAGTTCCGATTCGGTGTATCTGCGCAGCTGGAGCAGCGGTTCGATGATGGGCGCAATGAGCGGAACACCACGGTACTGGTCCGGGCGTTCCGATTCCATGATGTGCAGGATCTGGGGTAGCCCGGTAGTTGCGCCGACGGCCTCTACCCGCTGCCATGTGGTCGTATCGCTCTTCCATTCGTGCGGGTAGGTGTTTCGCACCCAGTAGGCCACGATTGCACCGCTGCTGTCTACTTCCACGCCGTCATAGATTTTGTTTCCGTTGCCGGGGTTTTTGCCCTCGGTGTAGCCCAGACCATCCAGCAGACCGCCGCACTTGTCCGGGGTGGACACTCGGTCGGCCTCCACCAGATGCAGCCGCAGGCCATAGGGATGCAGCTTGTCCGGGTTGCGGATTTTCACCACGGCGAACACGTCGCCGCTCATGAGCCAGCTTTTCAAGGCCAGCTGCTGCAAGCCGTAGAAGTTGTTCAGCCCCATGGCATCGCAGCTGCGGCGGTTCTCCGCCCACAGTCGGAACTCGGCCTCGGTCTTGGTCTGCCATTCTTTGGCTGCCTCCGGGGAAAGCCCCAGCACATCTCGGTCAATGGTTGCTTTCAGGTTCAGTCCAGTGCCGACCACCTTTGTGCGGTTGGTGTTGATGGCACTCGTGGCAATCGGTGCGCTCATGTAGAGCATCCGGCTGCGCTGCCGCAGGGTGTCGGCGTTGTCGTGTATATCGCTGCTCGGCGAGTTGCTGTTGGGGAAGAATGCCCGCAGCGCGCGCCGCTTGTGGGATGCGCCCGCTTCGCTGTATCCGCTGGCTTGCGGTGCAGCAGTGACGCGGTATCTGACGCTCAAAAGTAATCGCCTCCGTAAATTTCAAACTAAGCGGGCTGGCTGGGGAAAGGAGTAAAAAGCAGCCAGCCCGCGGCAAAAGCCCAGATGGGCCGTCACCCTAAAAAATTACCAATCGCGCGGAATAACGGCAAATGCCTTGCGGGCACTCTGGCCGTTCAGCAGCGCAGTCAGTTCATCGACTTTTTCCTCGGCATCCTTGATTTCATCGCTCAATTTGCCGAGGTCGAGGCGTGTAAGTTCCCGGTCATCAAGACGGTAGCTTTTCACGCCGCCGGAAAGCAGCTTGTTGTAGGCCAAATACAGGTTGTCAAGCCGCTGCGTGTGGAATTCCAGCCGCTTTTTGATGGTCACGGTATCCATACCTCACACCTCACCAGTCATCCAAAAGTTTCTCCCGCTTCCTGCCGGTTGGCTGGGAGCGGGAGATGGGTTGTTGAATATTTACCGCTGCCGGGGTGTCGACTGCCTTGCCACGCAGCTGTTTCAGCCTGCGGTCAATGGCATCGAGATCTTTCGGCAGCACCTTGAAAGCCGCCAGAGCGTAGTTTCTACAGTCCAGCGCCTCGTTGCGCTCATGGCCGGAGATTTTCTCCCACTGCCACGGATTGCGATGGCCATCCTTGTACACCAAATGCTCAGACAGCAGGCCATTAAAATAGCCAAGGCCGTAATCATCCCGGCGCGGGAAGTGGCAGTACCGGGCACCCGGCTCCTGCACTTTCAAATCGTCCATGATGATTTGCTTGCCGGAGTCAACGCCTAACTGGTACTGCCAGCACATCCCGATGTAGCGGTTCTGCACCGTGATTTTTTGCTGCTTCGGAGGGCTGGTAAACGGCCTATCAGAGCCAGGAAAACCCTTGATGCAGAAAACCTTTTTGCCTATGCGGTCATGGCACCGCTGGCGTATTTCTTGGGTGAAATGACCGCCCTCGTCCACAAATTTGATGGACACAGGCAGTTCCACGCCATCAGCAAATTTCAGCTTGCGGTCAAACACCAGTTCGTCCAGCTGCTGCCAGACTTCATCGCTGTCAGGTCTGCCGCTGACGATGCCCTTTTCGATGCCCCATGTTTCCCCGAAGTGGCCGAAGCCCACAATCTCGTACTCCATGCGGTCATCCTGCGTGTCAACGCCAGCAGTCAGCACCAGAACACCCTCCGGCAGTTCTGCGGGATATTCCTCCCTGCGGCCCAGCATGGTATCCTCGTCCTGCACATCGCCACGGTCTTCCCACAGCAGCCCAAGGCGGGTGTTGTAGACAACCTGCATCTTCTTGGTATCGCCCAAGGCGTTTAGGTATTTCAGCACGGTGTCTTTCCATGCCGCCCATTGACTGACGAAGCTGTTCAGCCAGAAGCTGCGGATGCCGTTCTCATAGGCTGCCGGATTTTCAGCCTGCCAGTGAGCGGGTGCCCGCTTCATGGTCACCTCGTCCGAAATGCAGCCGCACTCCGGGCAGAGATACCACACATCCTTGACCTTGTAGGTTTTCTCGCCGTGGGTCTCAATGGTGTCGTAATCGTACCGAATATCTTCCCAGCGCAGTTCGTGGAAGCCCTTGCAGTGCGGGCACTGGGATACCCAGCGTTCCATCGTTCCCTTGACGTAGGACTTTGCGATGGCACTGTGGCCCTTGATGGTGGGGGTGCTGACCTCCACCGCCTTCGAATTATAGAACGTGGTCTGTCTGGCCATTGCCAGTTCCCAAGGATCGCCCTCAGTACCGGCGCTCGCAGCCCAGCGGTCACGTTCATCCCCCAGAACATAGCGGATGGGTTTCGATGCCAGAGCGTGCGCCTCGGTGGAGCCGCACATGGTCAGGATGCCGCCGGGGTAAGACTTCTGCAGAATGGTGTTGCCGCTGTCTCGGCTCTTGCTCTCTGCCACCTTTGCCCGCAGGGTAGGGCAATCTCGTATCATGGGAGCGATACGCAGCTTGCTGTACTCCTTTGCATCAGTCTGAACCGGGTGGATAAAAAGGATAGATCCGGGGTCAACGTCAATCGTTCTGCCGATGACATTGTTTTCAAATTCGCTCTTGCCGACCTGCGAGGACGCAACGACAACAATGTGATGGACGCGAGGGTCAGAGTATGCGTCCATGATTTCCACCAGATAGGGCGTTCTGCTGTTGCGCCAGCGGCCTTGTTCAGCAGATGCTTCCGGGGACAGGACGCGGTTTTGTGCTGCCCACTCGCTGACCGTCACGTTGGGCGGCGGGCGAATAGCTGCCACCAGCTTCGACACCAGAGCATTCAGGCGGTCTACTGCGGCGTTGTCACTCATCCTCGTCACCGCCCAGTTTATCAGTCCACGACCGGCGTTCCCGGACGCGAGCCTCATACTTGGCTGGGTCATAGCGGAACAGAGCGATTTCCTCCGCAATCTGATTGACCTCGCCGCGCATATACTCTGCAACCTCAGCAGGGTCAGATAGAGCAGCAGCATTGATGGCCACCCGGCTGGGCAACGCCATCAGCGCACCCCGGATGGTGTAGATAAGTTCGGCGGTCATGGCAGCAACGTCCTCGCTGCGGTGCATCTGCCCAGACAGCTCCTTGGCTTCTGCCTGTGCGATTTTGGCCTTGCTGGTCTTGAGCGTGGCCTCAGCCTTGGCCTTGACCCGCTCAATCTTCTTGGCCTCCTCCGCTTCTTCCTTGGTCAGCCCGCCACGGGAGATGCTGCCGATGTAGGCTTGCACGGCATCAGACAAGACGAACTTTCCCCGGCTGACGGTGGTAAGCACACCATCCTGTGTCAGCTGCTGCACTCTGCGGCCTGTGATTCCCAGTATCAGAGCCAGTTCGGTGGTGGTCACGTTTCTGTCAGCAAGTCTTTCTTTTGTAGGCATCCAGAAACCACCTCCTTTTCTGGTAAAACTATCTGGAAAATTCCTTGAAATTCGTTATACAAAGCGTAACGAAATGGCTGATTTTTCCCTTACTAACTAGCATGATTTCGGGGTCGACGAGCCCGCTCATGGTAGGGTACTCCCGTCACAGTACCTTTTCAGCACCGAACGGCTGCTCCTGCCCGCTGTCGGGCGGGTGGAACGCAGCGTCAACCATTGCAGGGTCATACACGAAGGTGAACTTCATGTCCTGCACAGGTACAGGCTTATCAACGTAGATGTCTACGACAGGCATTGTGATACGCTCCTCTCTCAGATGCTGCGGATGACCTGAGCCTTGGAGTATGTGTCGTGGCCCTTGGTCATCATGTTCAGGAACTCGTCTTTGGTAAAGCCGGACAGGCGGAAGATTTCTTCGGGCTTCATGCCCAGCTGCTTGCCGATTTCCTCCACGGTCTTGCCCTCGTCAATGAGTTTCTTGACAATGGCTTTCATCGGCTCCAACAGGTGGGTGCCACGGGCACGGTTGTGGGTTATGGTGCCGTACACGTCGGCGCTCTCGTCGCCGTGGTGGTCTACGACTACGACCGGCACTTTGCCGCCCAGCAGGGACAGCAGCGGCTCCCGGCCCGATACAGTCCAGCGATGGAAGCCGTCAATGATGGTGCCGTCAGGGCGTACCACGATGGGCAGTGTCCAGCCGTTGGTCAGGATAGACTGGATAAGCAGCTTCAGGTTTTCCTCGCTGACCTTGTTGGGGTTGTAGTCGTTGGCGTGAATAGTGTTGCGGTCTACCCACTGGAGGGATGCCAGCGGGGCGAATACATCAATGCTTTCCATGGTTCTGCTCCTCCTTGATGCGGGCGTTGTGGTCGTTGTAGATGGTGGTCCAGAGAATGCGCAGGATACGCATTTTGGGGTCTCCGTACAACAGGCCCTCGTACATGGTCTTGTAGTGCTTCTGCTCAGCGATGCCGTAGGTCTTGATGAACAGGCCACGCCAGTGCTCGATGTGGGACAGGGTGTCCTTGGCGATGGTGTAGCGCTCTGGGTGCAGGAACAGAAGGTCTTTGCAGAGGGCTTTATAGTCCTTTTTCTCGGATTCTTCTTCCAGCTCCCCACGCTTGCGGGTGGTGCGCCGGAACATTTCAGAATCCCAGTAGAGCAGAACGAGGTAGGCATTGGGTTCTCGCCGCTGGATGCGCTCCCACAGGTCGTTGTCCGTTTCAGCTATCCAACGGAGGCCCTGTGTGCCGCAGTCACCGAAGAATGCGCACAGCCGGAGGGCATTCTTTCGGACACCCGCCTCATAGAGCCTCATGTAGATCTCAGGAAATTCAAGGTTTCGCTCCTTGATGTACAGCCACACATCGGAGTCCTTCCAGTCGTAGATGGGATAGAACTTGCCGCCGCGGGTGATGCGCTCCATTTTGGTGTTGGCAATGCACTTGAAGCGGGTCAGGCTTTCCGCCGTGCGCAGACCGACAAGCTGGATGCCGTCAGAAAACGCCTTGGAGCAGAACGTCTGGTAGTTCATTTCCCCTGCATAGTGGAGGTAGGGACTGTACATGATGGCAAAATCGGGCGGTTTGCGCATCCAGACATCTTCCTTGCCCGGCTCCCACGTTATCCACGATTCGGAGCTGGACAGGTGGTCAATGACGGACACCTGCTTGAACGGCAGGCAAAACCACAAGAATTTTGCGCCGACCGACAGGAAGTTGCGCCGCCAGCGGTATGCTGCATCGACCATCGAGGGGTAAAGCCCCTCCTCGTCGATGAACGTCACCGTCAGCTGCTTGGGGTCCAGCTCACCGGAGAGAATCATTTCATAAACGAGGTTGGCCATGCACAGGCTATCCTTGCCGGAAGAAAAGCTCAGGTAGATTTTGCAGCCGTTGGCGAACACATTTCGGATGCGGATCTTCGCAGCCTGCAACACGTTCAGGTTGCTTTCCACTACTTTCACAGGCATATCAGCTCACCACACTTCGGGCAGCGGATGTACCGGTGCTGCTCTGCGCCGCTGGCCGCCTCAGGAACAGCGGTTTCCGGCTCGGTAGGTGTAGACACCTCCAACACCGGGGAGGGCTGCTGCGGAGGCTCGGAGACGGTGGACACGGGCTGTGGGTCGGGCGGCGCTACCGGATAGGTAGGCGCTGCTGCATAGGGGACGTGCTCCTCATTCTGCTGGCGGTTGATGGACGAAATCTCGCTCTCCGGGAATTCTCCGTAGGAGCCAATCATTTCGTCCGCTTCATCCTCGGTGCTGTTCAGCATTTCCAGCAGATCGGCATCCCAGCCCGGGACATCCACATCACCGTCCAGCTCCTTGACCAGTTCCTCGATGGCATCCACATCAGTGAATCCCAGCTCATAGACCTTGTTGTCGGCCATCATGAGCTTTTTCTTCTGAACATCGGTCAGGCCGACCATGACATAGCAGTCACAGGTTTCCCGGCCCATGCGGAGCAGCGCTTCATACAGACCGTTACCGGCGATGATCTCACCGTCCTCGGCCACGACCAGCGGCTTGACCTGCCCGAACATTTCAATGCTGCGGATGTACTCGGTCAACTGCTTCTCGGAATGCCGGCGGATGTTGTGGGCGGGCTTGTGCAGCTCGGACAGCTTCTTTACCGTGATTTTCATCGTGCAACCTCCTTTCGGTCAGAAACGAGGTGCAGGACCACGGAGGCCAGCAGTACAAAGATGATGATGTACACCCGAAGCTCGCTCATCAGCGTCCAGATGCCCATGACACCCAGCGGGATCACGAGCTGCCACGAGGTAACAGTGAGCACGTCAATGAGAAAGCCGATGTTCTCACCGAACACCAGATACTCCGAATAGAGGTAGGTGGACAGCGAGGACAGCGCAATGATGGTGATCAGGATAGCCTTGAGCGTGTTCAGCAGTGGGCTGAAATTGACCCATGTGAGCAGCGCAGCCAGCACCATGTAGACACCGAACATCACGCCAGCCAGTACAAAGGACTTTTTCATGTTGCCGTGCTGGGTGCCATCTTCATTTTTGTCGTTGTAGGAGAACAGCGAGTAGTAGTACGGATAAGTGAACGGGCCGGGCAGCAGCAGGAAGCCTTTGTAGAGGCCCGTCTGGATACCGGCAGCAGTCAGGCCGGGGTCGATGTTGACGAATGCACCGTGGGTGTATACCAGCGCGGCAATGACAACGACTGCCAGCAGACCGTAAACAACCACCCATGAAAAGCCATCAGACAGGACGTTCCGAATCATGCCCTCTTTTAGAAGCATAAACAGGAACACAAGGCAGGTGCCGTAGACAATCAATGTGCCTCCGGTGGTGCCGATCGGCGTGTCGCCGAAGATCTCATAGATGCCGGACATCTGCGTCCATGTCTGGAACACGGTCAAAAAGCCGATGAAGTAGAACATCACCTTGCTCTGCATGATACGCCGGACGGTCGGGATGTACTCCGCAAACAGACCGAAGAAGATACAGGCCAGCGAGTTGAAAACCGCCCAGATGATAGCCGCAGCAGCGCCGTTGTTGATGGCCAGCGTGCGGAAGTTCATCAGGGAGCCGACTCCTGCCCATGATGCAACGATGGAACAGGCGTAGAAAATGGTGGGGTTTGCCTTGAATTTTGCCTTGATTTTCTGATACATGGAAAATCTCCTTCTTTGTGACTGGGCACGGCGAAATGCCCAGCTGCAGCACCTCGGCTTTTCGGGGTGCTACGGTGATGCCGCACGCAAAGGAGCAACGTGCGGCCCGGAATCCTCCTTTCAGGCAATAAAATAGCGGCACCCACCGGGAATGGTGAGCACCGCTTGGCTTGATTTGAATTTTGCATCCTAATCATATCACTTGGAGCAGCCGTTGTCATCTGAATCAATCTGAAAGCCTCTCACATCATCCACCAGCGTCCCACATCATGTGAAACCATCCATCATCATGTCAACTCATTCCACGTCGAATTCAACTTTTGACGGGCAAAAAGTGAAACTTATTTTAGTATTTTGCTGAATATTTAGAATAAGTTGGTTTGAATTTGAGTTTTAAGCAAAATAAAATGCCCGGTGCTCTAAGTAGAACACCGGGCATTTTTTATTCATCACTCTGAACCAACTGCCAAATATATGCCGTTACGCTCATCCCTTTCGCCGCCGCTTTTTCTTTTATTTTGTCTTTACTTCCGGCAGGTAAACGAATAATAATCTGATCGTATTTGGCTTTATTGTAAGCGTCCTTGTACGCTTGCTGGTCGAATTTAGCTTTAGCCATCCCGTTTCTCCTTTTTCTTTGCCCTGCAAGCTCGGATTCGCAAGGCGTTGACACTTGGATACTCTGCGCCCTGCATCCCTCGGTCATACGGAGTATAGCTCAGGACGGCATTCCGAGTTATCCCGAGAGATTCGGCGATTTCATCAATGCTCTTCCCGTCCTCCCTCATCTTTGCGATTTTCAGCGAAAGCGGGCTGGACCACGCACCGGCAGTGATCAAAATTTTTCTGGTCTTCTGCTCGCTGATCTTGAGCCTCCGTGCGATTCCGGCCACGCTCAATCCCTGCTCGTTCAGACGGAGGGCCGACGTTACAAGTGCATCCATATCCGTTTCCCTTTCCAAAAGCCCGTCAAGCCGATAGCGCAGCCACATCGTTTATTTGTTCATCATATCCATCACGGCGTTGTAATGCTTTTCGTATTCTTCGCCAACAGCAAGCTCCCGCTTGATTTGTTCGTTGCGGTAGCGGCGCTCCTCTCCGTAGATCTCGTTCTCGATCTCGTCCGGGATTTCAACGAGCGCCTTCTGCTTTTTGCCATTGACCATCACATACACGCCGAATGCGTAATGCACGTTCTCCGGCCAACGGCCGATCTGCTGCTTGTAGGCACCAGCCTTCATCTCACGACCGTTCACGATCAGGGAATTGATGGTGTACTGCCACTTATGGCAAGGGACCGTAACCTCGTTGCCATCATTCCAGAGGGTTTCTTCGGTGATGACCTTCACATCAATGTCAAGATCAATCTTTGCGCCACGAGCAGTAGTCCAAGAATACTTCATTTTTACTTGCCTCCGTTTGTTTTATGAGGGTGTCCTTCCGACGCCATCATTATAACACATCTGCTATCAGATGTAAATAGTCTAATTAAAAAAATCCAAAATTTACGAATAAATGTTTTTTGAGGACGAATATCCGCATAAGAAAACCACCTGCGTTCTTTGTCAGCGTACACAGGTGGTTTTGTTTCTTGTGTCAGTGTGATTCGAGGTAGTTGTAGGCCATCCGGCTGACCCCGGCTTCCGTGTAACACTTTCCGAGTGCTCCGGCAACTTCTGCCCACGAGTAGCAGCGGACAAATCGCAGCCGGAAGATCAGATAAAGCCGGGCATCCATGATGCTCTTGCAGTACGCCTCGACCTTGGGCTTTTCTTCCGCTGCCTGTTCCTCCAACCAGCGGACACGTTCATCCATGTCAGCCAGTTCCACAGCCAGATCCGCCACCTTGTCCCGAACACCGGGCGTATGTGGCATACCCGTCAACTGTGGGGAGGCAGGATTGATTTTCTGCCGAAGATTCTCCAAGGCTTCACGGTCTTTTTCGAGGGTCATCTGAATGTCATAATACTTGGACAATTCCTGTAATGTCACAACCTACCTCCGTCATAATTCAGCTACCGTCTTTCGGCGGCGCCTCTATTATTTTATCACATTTCGCTGTCGGAAGGTAGACCGGAAGTCCACAAATTATGTGGTCTGCTCCAATTTTGCACAATCCCGGAACCTCATAGGTCTGGCCGTGGGCATCGGTTCGCCGGATGGGCGGGTCAAGGGGTATGTAGTTCTCGCAGGACAGGCAGTTCATTCGTCCATCCTTTCTGTCACATAGCACCAACTCTGGGGCGGTCGCTGCGCTTCCACAGGCCGCATACCAAACCGCGTGTTTAGCAAGCCCGTGAATGCCCGCAGCTCGCGCGGCTTGTCATAAATCTTCAGTTCGGAGATGTGCCAGCCATACAAGTCTTTCAAATCTGCATAACTCATCCCGGACTTCCATCCGGCATAGTCTTTGACTTGCGGTACTGTGAGCAAGCTTCCAGAAATTGCAGACTCGATATCTTCTTTGACGACACAGTATTCAGGGCCAATGCGTCGGATGTCATCGCAGATAAATTCGCCGACAACCATTCCGTCAGCCCTGCGGTCGAATAGATTATGAGACCTATCGTCGAAATACAAATGGTCATCGGCTTTCCAGCAGAAAAATTTCGTTCCTTTCGTGCAATATATGTAGCACTTAAAAGGTTCTTTCAACGAGACCGGTCTTGTCTTACGGATTTCCACCGTTTTACAGCCCGAAAAGATACGGCTGCACCATTCGGGCCGTATGCTCAAAAGAACTGCTTTCACTTTTCGTCAACCTCCGGCGGCTCCAGCAGCGGAGCCCAGAACTTCACAGCACCATAGGGCGTATCTGCCGCTGGGCGGCCATCCTCGATGTACCACTTGCCGTTTTCAATCCAGCCCTTCATGGTGTTCCGGCTCTCGCAGCAGACCCATACAAGTTCGCTCATGATGCAGCAGTGCTTTTCTCCCGCGTTCTCCCAGCTTTCATCGTGGACAGGCGGCGGGGTTTTGGCATCGTGCCACGATACACGACGGATAAAATCAACGACCATCTGGCTCGCTTCCCGGAGGGTCTTCGCAGCGGCTTCCTTATCCTTGAAGCCATTGTAATACTCAACCTCGGCCAGCGCGTCCAAATCCGTTGCCGGGTCAATGAGTCGGCAGGCTTCTTCTAGGGTCATTCGATGTACCTCCGCTTGTCCTTGTCCCAGTGCAACGTGATGGGATTGCCGCACTTGCAGGGGATGGTGATTTCCAAATCCTCGATGTTGGTCTGGCCTTTGGCGTGCAGCCCGCAGCACCCACACTCAAACTCATAGTGGGCAAGCCCACGTTCAAGCGAGATCGTGGCCCCGCAGCGGCAGCCGATGGACATCTGCGAAACGTGGAGGTATGTACCGAACTCCTTACCGCAGCAGGGGCAGCGCAGCCGCAGCAGCCCCCGTGCGCCGACTTCCGGCGGGCGGTTATTCCTGTTCTTCCTCATGGGAGGCTCCTTTCTGTGTCTGGAAATGAATCACTTCACGGAAAAGCAATTCGTTTTTCTGCTCTGATTCGGCCATGAAGTTGATATACTCCCGGAACAGAGCACGGTCGTGCTGCTGGCGGCTGGTTTCGCCCAGCAGCGCCCCGATGGACACGCCAACGGCCAGCAGCGCAATGTTGATGAAAAACTGGTCAGGCATCGGTATCACCCAGCACTTTCTCGATGAGGTCAAAGACCATTTCCCGGTCTTCGGTGCTCAGAAAGTCGGCAGCCACAATTTCAAATTTGAGGCGGTCTGCATATTCTTTTAAGTCGTCCATGGGTTACTCCTTTCCCAGTGCGGCGAGGATCTCGTTGCCCTTGTCCAGCAGTTCATCCCGCCGTTTTTTCTGCTCAGCCTCCAGCTTTTCCATTTCAGCCTGATACTTTTTCAGCGTTCCCGGCCGGAAATGCTTAGTCTGGCCCAGCTTGATTTTTGCGGCGATGGCCTTATGCCTCTGGATGGTCTGGCGCAGCTCGGTGTCCGTGGTCAGAATCTGGTAGCGATGGTGGCAGCCAGGGCAGGTGAAATACTGCACCATGTAATCGCCGCTCCATGTGCTGCGGATGCCGGCTGTCTGGATGCTGAACGGTGTGCCGCAGCGGTCACACTTTACAAGGTCGGTCATTCGCCATACTCCTTTCTGCACAGCTGGAACGCATTGCAGTGGTCATCACAGGTCTTGCAGCACTTGTCGCATCCTGGATGCGCCGCCTTGCAACCTTCGCAGGGCGCATCTGCCTTTTTAGGGGCATTGGCGGAAAAGATGGCATGGGTTCCGTTCTGCAATGCCTTTTCTTCGTCAGACATTTCATAGCCCAAGGCTACCAGCAGAGTGTAAATAGCGTCGAGACTGCCGTTTTCCTCCCAGCCGTACCCGCCGCTCTGGTAGTCGGGTTTCCAGACCCAGCCCCAGTATCCGTTGCTGCCATCGTCAGCAGCCGAATAGGCCAAGGAGAGCAGTGCCTTTTCCGGCTGGTCGCTGAACACCGAAGTACTTTCCAGATAATCGAGCAGGTCAACGCTGTCCGTCTCCGGGGGAGCAACGCCCAGCAGCTTGATTGTCAACTCGCCATCGTAATTTGAATCGAACGCATCCACAGCAAAGCGGACGATTTCGCCCAGATGCTTTTTGCACTCTGCCGTGGAAAGCTGCGTCACAAAGTCCCGGCGCAGTTCAAACATATAGTTTGTGAGGGCGGCAAGCTGGTCCTTATAGAACTGTTCCTGCTGCCGCTTTTCCTCTCGCTTAGCCGTTTCCGCATTCTCTTTTCCCAAATCACGCTCTTTGTAGAGGTCAATCTGGTTTTGGCTGACCTTGTAGCAGTACGCTACGCTATCGGCATCGTCCGGCACTTCAACGTCCTTGCCGGTGTTCCAATATCCGTACCCGGCAACGTGTGTGTGAGTACTGTAATCGGCATCAGGATTTTCCACAGCAAATTGGCGAAGCTGCTCAATCCATTCAGCCTTTCGATGCTGGTATTTCTGGTCAGACAAGGCATTCTGCATGGCGCGGTTGAAGTTCTGGGTACCGAGGGTTTCCAGCACCTTGTTCCGGGCATCCAAGTCCTCGATTTTGTTAAGTTCAACAAAATCGGAAAGGGTTGCGCCACGCTGCTCTGCCTTTTTGAAGTTGTCGTGGTTCAGTTCCAGCAGCTTGATGCGCCGCCGGATAGTGGACTGAGAGAAGCCGGAGCGGTCTGCGACACGCTCCACGGTATCACCCATGTCCAGCATCATCTGGAAGCCCTGCGCCTGCTCGTAGACGGTGAGATCAGACCGCTGCATATTCTCTACCATCATGGTTTGCAGCTGCTCTTTCTCGGTCATATCGACCACGGAGCAGGGTAATTCAAACTTGCCAGCCTGCTGCGCGGCCGCCGCCCGGCGGTGTCCGATGATGATGGTGTAGTCCTCGCTGGACCACACGGCCTTGGGTGTCCATGCCGCCTCTGCTGCCGAAGCGTCGCCGCCATCGGCAATGCACCGGGCAATGTACTCCTGCTTGCCGAGGTAGTGCCCCGGAATGACGGTCAGGTTCTGGTACACGCCGTTTTCCTTGATGCTGGCGGCCAATTCTGTCAGGTCACCCAGTTCCTTGCGAGGGTTATCCGGGTGCGGATACAGCTGCCGGATGGGGATGTAAGTAATGTCTGCCATGGTGTTTACTCCTTTCTGAATTCGGGTCAGAAAAACGTGAGCTGCCCGGTGCGGGTTTCGTTAAGAGCCGCTTTTTCGGGTGCTTTAGGCTCATTTTTGATAGATTTTTGCAAATTTTCGGGCTTAGTTTCCGGCTTTTCGATTTTAGCAGGCTGCTCTTTCGGTTTCATCAGCAGATTCATCTTGGCTATCTGCCGCCGCATATACCACACATCCGTGGAGAAGAACGGCATATACCAGATGCGATTCTGTGGTCCGGCCGGGAGAAGTCCTCGGTCATCGTAAGCAGTTGCCGGGTCTGTGATGGTGTTACCGATGACTACATATCCAGCGCAGCCCATGAAGCTGCACTGGATGTAGCACATCAGGCCCACAATAAAGTCAATGTCTTGGGCAACGACAAGGACTTTGTTGTGGTAGCAAATATTTCTGCTCTTGCAGATATTCAGAAAGGCCAGCAGTGTTGCGCCCGCTCCGCAAGCCGGGTCTGACACGGAGATGAAGCCCTCCATGTCAGGCACGAGTTTGGCATCGAATGTAATCTCTGCCATACAGCGGCATACATCGTATGGAGTGAAGAACTGGCCAGCATGGTCATTTCCCAACTCGCACATCATGTACAGTGACCCCAGAAAATCCTGATCCGGGTTCTGCTCCATTCCCATGACCACCTCGGCCAGCATTTCAGCCATTCCGTTCCGCTCTGCTGCGGAGTATTTGGAAATGATGGTCTGATAGTCCTTAGTACGCTCCGGGGCGTTCAGCTTGTCCGTTGAGTTTGAGATCTCGATGGCTGTCAAGTGGATGAAGTCTCTCCAAATCTCCCAGCGGCTATGCTTTCCTGTCAGTCCTTCAAAGATTTTGAGGAAGTTTTTCTGATGGTCATCACGGATGCTGCGGGTCACTGCTGCCTTTGCCATAGGTTACTCCTCCTCGCTGTCAGCAGCGGCAAGGGTGTAGTGCCCGTTGGAGAGCTCGATCACGCCTGCGGATTCCATATCATCCAACAGCGCAATGGCCTTTTCTGCGGTCACGCCCATCTTTTCCTCCAACATGGCCTGCGTGATGCCGTTGTTCTGCCGGGCAATCTCGGTGGCCTGCGTCAGTTCATCCGAGGTGGGCTCGTCCTCCTCGTCATCCTCGATTTCTTCCAGCGGTTCGGCCTCCCCGGGGAGATTCGGCGAATCAGGCTCATTTTCCCGGGGCGCATCCTGCTGCCCACCGGATTCCGGAATGTCAGGCATCTTGTAGCCGAGGGCTGCCAGCTTGCCGCCCTCAACCAAATCCCGGAAGAAAAACTGGAGCCAGAGGTAGTGCATATTCTTGAAGATGTTCTTGATTTTGTTGAACAGGGTGTCGGAGATGGTGAACGTCTTGCTCATGCGGTAGGTCAGGTTGCCGTCCTTGACGGTGAACAGGATGGATGCGCCCGGTGAGATGTAGTTGTCCTCGGTCGCTTCTTCCAGCATCGACATCTGCTCACCGACTCCGCCCAGCGGACGGATAACCAGCTTGATGGGATATGCGTTCTTGATGAACACATAGCTCAGGTTGTTGGCCTCGCAGATGCCCTTGAGTTTTTCACGGTAGACTGCGAAACGTGCGGATTCGGACAGAGAATTATCCATGATGAAGCTCCTTTCGAGTAGCTTTTAAGTAGTCGAAAATTTATAGTCGTTCTCCCGGTTCTCGATGGCGGTCAGACCCAGTGCGTAGGCTGCCCACACATCAGCCTTGAAGCCATAGAAGAAATCCGGGGCTTTCTTTGTGCCCTTGCCGTTTTTTAGGTCATGGGCTGCAAATCGGTCAATCAACGCCCGCCGGATGGCGGTGTCGTTGGCTCGGCTGTCGTGGCAAATGTGCTTTTTCTCCTCGATGCGGCACATCATCCGCACCGGGCACCGGGACGAAAGCACCTGATAGAACCGGCCAATCCAGACCGTGGTGTCGAAAACGTCCCGACCAACGGACATTCCGTAGGAGGCCACCATTTCGATGACCGCCCACCGCCATCCCTGCTCGGCAGCCGATTCCAGCTTTTTCAGCAGTTCTTCGTTGTCGATTTTGCCGAACTCCAGCGGTCGGAGCGTTTTCTGGTCAATCACGCAGTAGCCAGACTGCACATTGCCGGGATCAATAGCGATGATGGGCATCACAGGTACGACCTCCCGAATTCTTTGATGAACTGCGCTTCCTGCCACCCGTAATACTCCATAGCCTTTTTCTGTGCCCACTTTTTCAAGCGGAGGTCTGCCTCCCGGTTGGTATGTACGGCAGTCACGCCGTTCTGGTGGCACCAAGGGCAGAGGTTCGCCCACAGGCCAAGCCGCTTGCTCTTATCCCGGTACGGTCCGAAAAATACTTCGTGCCGGGCGGTGCGATACCGCCCACAAATCAGACAGGTGGGGCTCTGGCTGAGGATGCTGGGTGCATAGCCATTGCTGTCCAGCCTTTCCCCATACTCGTTCATTGCCATGTTACGTCCTCCTGTGCTGGAAAGGCAGCTGGGAAACCTGCTGCATTACAAGCTGAATTTTGTCCTGAATGTTCTGATCGGCCAGCACATTGACAGGCTGTGCGGCCACGCCGATGCGCCCAAGGGTCTGCGCCCGGACACGCTTCACGAACTCGACTTCCTGACGGCGGAATTCCTTTTCGACCTTGGCCTCACTGCTGCTGCCATCGAGGTCAACGACTTCGAGATCGCCCGACTGCATGGCATCGGCAGCGCAGCGGCGCAGCTTTTCCATCGCCACATCCATCCCGTCCTCGTGGCCCCATGTGTTCAGCTGCTCGTAGTTGGCACGGCTTTCTTTGAGCAGCCGGGTCATGCGGTCAGGCCCATAGTGCAGCACATCGATGACGGCCTTGGCGTAGATTTGCCATGCGATTTTGGCTGCTCGGTTCCCGGCGATGCAGTACTGCTCCTCTTTGCGGTTCTTGGGCGCCCGGATCATCGGAACACGGTAGTCGGAATCGACAATTCCGGCCAGCCAGCTTTCCCGGATGGAATCAGCCTTTTGCTTGGACGGTCTGCCGTTGGCATCCGGGGTCATAATGACCGAGGTGTTCTGCTCTTCCAACTCGTTCATGCGGTCGGTGATGCGGTCCAGCCGGATCTTGCCGACACCGAACTCCTGATGGAGTGCAATCGTGGTGCACCAGCACACAATCTGGCTGATGGCCTGCTGAGTGCCATCCATCTCTGCCTGAAACGACTTTTTCACGGCTCTGCACCTCCTGAAACGATCCAGACCCGGTGAGAACCCCAGCCAGACCAGCTCAGAGCCTCTGCATGGGTGTTTACCGCCACGTCCAGCTTGTTACCTACCACAGCACTCCCGGTGTCCTGAACGACCCGGAGACCTACACCCTCGATATAGATCACCGTGCCGTAGGGCAGGATGCTGGTGTCAGCTGCCACGGTCACGCCCGGCTGCGCCTTTGCGCCGCTGGATGTAATGCCGTGTCCCTCGCCGCAGATGTGGGCGTATTCCTCGGTGCAGTAGGCAGTGCAGCTGAATGACCCGGCGTATGTAAGTGTCAAATCGATCTGCGCTGCCAGTTCTGCGGTCAAGTTGTCAACCTCGGTCTGAAGCTGGCTGGCGTTTTCCTCTGCATCGATAGCCCGCATCTGCCAGTTCTGGAAGCGGCTGGCGTAGATGTCCCGCTCGATTTCCAGCTCGTCTACTCGCCGGGAGTAGGCCGTGCTTGCGAGGATGCAGCCAACCATCGCACACGAAACGCACACGATCAGGCTGCGGAATGGTCTTTTCGGCCTCATGTCGTGCCACCTCCAATCTGTGCCGGGGCTGCGCCGCCGGGCAGAGCCGGGGGCTGCAAACTCTCAACCGGGGCATCCTGCACAGCCCGGTCGAAGCCCGGCCGGACGAACTGGCGCAGATCCGCGCTGCTGCGGCTGCTGAAAATCTCCGACAGATCTGCCGGGGAGCCAGCCCATCGCTGCACCACCATCGGGAGGGCGGCGAAGATTTTCGCATTTTCCTTTTTGAAATCTTCGCCTTTCAGCTTGCGCCCATCGGGGGCAATGAATCCACCGTGGGTCTGGTAGTACAGATTTGCCTCGATTTTCCGGGCAGCTGCCGCAGCCTGCGTCCAAAGGTCATTTGCCGAGGGCTGCTGGGCTGACAGCAGCTTTTTGATTTCAGCGCACCAGTCCACAATCAGCTGGTTCTGGAATCTGCACTGTGTAAAGGCCGTATACAGTGCCTTTTCCACAATCTCGTCCGGGATGGTGCCAAACGCCCGGATGTAGATTTGCGTGTCAGCCCTGCGCTCCTCCAAGCTGCGGGCGCGGCCGTAGTGATCATCAATGACCACCAGCAACTCCATCAGTTTTTTGTCTGTCATGTTGAACCTCCCAAAAGTTCACCGAAAATTTCATTGTAGTCCTCGGCAGCGGAGCGTTTGGGCTGCTGACCCGCCGGGGGCTTGCGCCGCTCGTCACGGGACTGCACGTCACCAAGGGTTCTCACACCCTCGTTTTTCCATGCTTTCAGGATGCCGTTGACGTAGGACCACTTGCGAATCCCGGCCAGAGCAGCCTTTTTGATGGCCATCAGAATGAGGTCATCCGTGAAAATCTCCCGCCAGCCCATCAGGGCATCCTTTGCGGCCGGGGGAAAGCTGCCGATGTTGTCCTCGAAAGAGCGGATGATCTCAGCCAGCCCAGCATCGACGGTCGGACTACCGTTATCTCTTACTCTTTCTCTGTTCTCTATATCTTTATCTTTCTCTATCTCTTTCTCTGTAGGGACATTTTCACCACCATCAGTGGACACATTGTGTCCAGTTGTGTGTCCGGTGTCGTGTCCCGCCTGTAACTCCTTATTTGCAGCATTGCTACGAATTTTACGATTTTTTGCTGCCCAGTCGGTTTCGCTGCCAATCATGTTCTGATAATCAGAGATTGACAGAGTTCCGTCCGGGTTTTCAAAAATCAATCCGATTTGTTTATAAACGGTCAGAGCCAGACGGACGGTTGACAAAGGAAACCATTTGCATTCCCTCTGAATCTTTTCGGCATCGTAGGGGATGAGCATTTCTCCGATTTTGGAAACCAAACAACCGTTTGTGTTGATGGTCTTGAGGCACAACATTTGATAGAGAACAACATAGTTGGCACCATCCGGCTGGCTCATAAGGTAGTCGATTTCGTCCGAGGACATGAAACTATCTTTGAGCTTTATCCAGTAGTACCGTTTGCCAGTTGCCATCAGCGAACCTCCTTAGAACGGCAGATCGTCGGCATCGTCCAGAACTGAGAAATCATCGTCACTACCCTGCGAGAAGTTCTGACTGACCTGAACATTACCGGGATGATCGGACGCGCCCTGCCATTGCTGGCGCTGGCTCTGGGTAGCAAAACCCATCTGCTGGGGCTGCGGCTGCTGGTTCCGGTAGGTGGCCGGTGGCGGGTTCGTCCCGCCATCATCCACGGGCCCTTGCTGGTTTTCCTGCTTCGGCCCCGCAAAATAGATGTTGTCCACCACAAACTCAATCGCCGTGCGGTTATTGCCGTTCTTATCCTCAAACTGCCGCGTCTGGCAGCGAGAATGAACCACAGCGGCGCTTCCCTTACGAAAGTACTTGCTGACGAACTCCGCCGTCTTACCCCATGCAGTAAAGGTGAGCCAGTCCGTAGGTCGGCGACCGTTGGCATCCACCATATCCCGGTCAACCGCCATACGGAAACTTGTCACCGTTTTTCCCGTCTGGGTGGTTCGCGGCTCAGGGTCGGCAGCAAGCCGCCCCTGAAAAGCGCAACTATTCAGCATTAAAAATCACCTCTTTCATGAAAAGCTGACTATTTAGCCCACTCTTCCTTGTAATGGGCCAGCTGTTCCGGAGTATCGGTCTGGATACCCAATTCCTTAGCTTCCTCGATTGCTCCATCCACAAGGTGAGCAAACTCCTTTGAATCCATTTTGTGACTTTCCTTGTAGACAAAATAGCAGGAGTAGTCTTTGCCGTTTTCCTGCCGGGTTTCATAGAGCCGGACATAGGGATAAAAGTCACATGGATCCACGGTCGGAGGGAGCTTCAGACCAACAGGCTTGCCGTCCTTATCGCGGGCAAGTGCTCCATACGAAACCACGAGCCGCCGCTTCACGGCATCCTCGCTCTCACCGGTCTCCGCAGAAATCTTGTTGCACAGAACGTGGAAATACGCATTTGCCGACAGGCTACGCTTTTCCCTGTGCTTTTTGATTTCCACGTCCAGAATCGGCTCCTGATGGAGCTTGTCCCAGATTTCCCGGAAGTCACCGTTGAGTTCCAGCGTGACCCTCTGTTTCCCGCCGAGGGTAAAAGCCATGTCCACCAGCCGCCCGGTCATGTGGCATCCTCCTTGTCCTGATGGCAGTGCATATAGATATAGGCACTGTTCGGCCCCATGTTGGCGTACAGCCAATCATTGATTTTGGCCACACTCATGTGGTCTCGCAGAACACGTTTTTCATAAATGTATTCGCCAGTCAGCTTCTTTTCTGCAATTTTGGCCTGAATGTCCTTGTCGTCATAGTTGGCCTCAACCATGTACAAGTCATAGTTCGGGGCGGAAATGCCGTTTAGGTTATTCATGTCGGTACAGTAAAACAGCTTTCTCCCGTCCAGCCAGACCTTCCACCCGCAGTTGGGAACATTGTGCTTGACCATGTGCGGAATGACGTTGCAGATTCCGTATCCGTACAGGTGTCCCGGATCCAGAACGTCAATCTGCGAGACCGGCACCCCTGCATCCACCAGCGGCTTGCACAGCCAAGCACAGCAGGCAAAGCGGAGCGTCGGCCGGTTGGAGGCCAGCAGCCGCAATGTGGATGGATGAAAGTGGTCACTGTGGATGTGGGTCAGCAGCACCAGCTTCAACGTCCGGTATTCCGCTGCCAGTGCCTTGAACGAAACCCCGCAATCAATGAGGATTTTGTGCTCGATCACCACCGCATTTCCCTGACTTCCGGTGGATATGATGTTGTAGTCGATCATAACGAGCTGAGGTCAACTACCGTTTCTACGGTCGTCGGTTCACCCTGAGAAATATCCCCATGAGGCAGAGCGCCCTGACCATCGCCGACATCCGGTTTCCCGGTGTGCAGCTCCGGCTGTTCGGATGCACTAGGCATAGATTCCGGTTCGGTGATGATTTCGCCGTTGCCGTCCACCATGGACACGGTGTTGTCGCTTTCAAAGGCTTTGGCCATCTCGATGCTCATAACACCCCAGCGAGAAATGAGCTGGCGAAGCAGGGTTTTCTTTGCCATATCATCAAAGTTCTTGTACCAGAAAGAGGAATACTTCCACATTTCGCTTTCCGGGACTTTTCCTGCCTGCAATTCCTCGTACTTCTGGCGGCTGAATGCTTTGGAGTAGGTGTCGGCGTGGTTCATCATCTTTTCTTTGGACCAGTACAGCACCTTGCGGAAACCGTTCAAATACTCGAAGTAGGCCATATAGCCCACCGTAGGCAGTGCATCCCGCTGATCGTCGTCCTCAATAAACTGGAACTTTGCCTTGCCGGTCAGCGAATCTTTGCCAAGGTACTCGCCTTCCTTGATTTCCATCACATCGAGATCAGCATACTGACCGCTACGCAACGCCAGCTGAACGTACCCCTTGTAACCCAGTACAAACGTGGCCGTGGTGATTTCCGGGCGGATCAGTCGATTGTTGCGGTCATACTTGGCCTTCTGCTTGAACGGAACCAGATAATATTGGCCCAACTGCGGGGACGGGCTGAGGTTCAGGCTTTCGCCCAGCAGGGCACCGGCAAGAATCGTACCGGCATCGCATTCCTGCAAAGCCGGGTTGACAGCCACCGCACTGGTGATGGAGGCTGTAAAACGGCGGGCGCGGGTCGGGTCACGCAGGGTGTTGGAGATCAAGGACTGGTAGCCCTTGGTGGTGATTGCTACGGAGAACTTGGGTTTCTGCTGCGCTGGCAGTTGATTATTAGGCGTTGCCATATTCAATACCTTCCTTTTCAAGATAATGCTTCAAACCAACGAGCTGGGCCTTGGTGCCCTTTGCATAGAAGCGGGTCATGAAGATAGGTTCCGGCTTAGGCTGCGGTACCGGCTCCTGTTCAGGCTGCACGGCGATTTCCGGGTCTGCGGAGATTTCCTGCGCCGGTTCAGGCTGGGCCTTGGCTGCGGCCGCAGCAGCGGTACGAACCTTTTCAGCAGCAGCTTCCCGCTCTGCCTGCCGGGCGCGGCGTTCTTCTTCACGTCTGCGCTGTTCTTCCAGCGCCTTGTGCCGGTCAGCCACGGTCTTGATGGCAGTGGGCAAGTCCAGATTGCTGCTGTACTCCACCATGATCTCAGCGGCGTTATCCATGCCCTCGATGGCGGCCACGTCGGCCACAATGCCGTCCACAAACGCCTTTGCCTGCTTTTTCAAAGAAGTCAGGCTGTCACTCATAGTGACCTTCGGGCGGTAGGTCAGATTATCCAGCCAGTCAATGTTGGCGGCTTCCACCAGCTCGCCGTAGTAATCCATGAGCTTTTCCGTTTTCTGAGCCACAATACCAGAGGTCACATCCGCAATTTTCTGCTTCAACTCGGCATCTGCTTGCTGGAACGGTACCGTCACACACTCCCGGTAGACCTGCTCAAAGGCATTGTAAGGCTCAAGGATTTTGTCCTTGACAGCAATGCGCTGGGCCTCGTACTCCTTGAATTCCTTGGTTAACTGCGCGCGGGCATCCTTGACGCTTTTATAGGTCTGTTCGGTGCAGACCAGTGAAAGAGCTTCGGCAGTGCGCTGCTCAATATCGGCCTTAACGCTGTGAAGCCGCTCGACAATGATGGGCAACTGCTGAAGTTCAATGACCTGCAATGCGGTATCCTGTGCCATGTTGCATTCTCCTTTCATTTTTTGAACATGATGTACTTGCCAGTGGTGCGGTTGACCAGCTTCATGAAGTCCGGGCCATCCCGGACACAGAGGTACAGGCGGAAATCCCAGCCCTGTGCGGAAAGGGCCTCTTTCTGCTTGCGGGTCAACTTTTTGCCTCTTACTTTCAAAAAATCACCCCCTCCTCGGCCTTGTTGACAGCGATGTTCAGAGTGATGGTCTCCCGGCAGCGGAGGCCGAAGTTGCCGCCCGGGCCGAACATCTTGGTTTTCTCGAACTCACTTGCGCTGTAAACGCTAGCGCAGTTCAGGACATTTGGAATACGGTCAGGGTGGACTGCCCGGAATGCCTGACACGCCATCTGGTAGTTGGGCGCCCAGACCACCGTCCATCCTCCACAGTACGGCTGAACATCATCTGAGCCGTATGTGAAGTAGAATTTTTCCAGATCCATCACTCAGCCTCGCTTTCCAGCTTGAGCGCAACATTGCCGAAAGAGGTCATCAGCATAATTAACGTCATCTGGTCCTCATCCGTCATGTCCACGAAGTCACGCTCACCATTCACGAATCCCTCCCGAAGAATCACCGCGTTGCCAACGATGGGCTGGCCGTGCTCCGGTGTGCCGTAGAGGAGGCTGGCAAAGCGATTGAGCGGGAGCCCCCTCAAAAGCCCTTCATCATTGACTACCATGCAGAACCCCTCCGGCAGATACTTGGGATGGAAAGTCTCGCTGTAGCCGCAAATCTCCGTGCCGATGCTGAGCAGCAACGGCTCATTGAAATCCTTGAACTGCATCTTATTCTCGGTGCTAATTACAAATCCTTTCATAAAATCACTCCTTTTCCGGGAAGCACTCACGGACTTCCCATGCGTCTGCGGCCTCTAAGCAGCGGTCGCAGCCAACGATTGTGCCATCATCGGTGCGGTAGATGGTATCGCACCTCTGGTGGCAGAGGGGGCACACAGGAGGCTCAGGGTAGCCAGCTTCTTCGTCAGTCGGATACAGCATCCAGCACCTCCCGGAGCTTGCGCCCCATCCAGCGGCCTACATCATCGAACCTCCCCATGCTGTCAAGCCAGACAAACAGGGCTGCGATAACAGAGGTCACAGCAAACTGCGCCGCCGGGGCACGAGCTGCTGCCTGTTCGGCGGTGATGCCGTACACGATCATCAGAATCCGGGTCATTCCTTACACTCCCTTTCTTTGCGTGCCTTGCGGGCAGCCGTTTGGGCTTCCAGCTTCTCACGGTTCCCGGGCTGGGCGATGAATTTTTTGAATCCCGCCAGCGTCACGCGGCCAAAGCTCTCACCGACTTCCGGGGGAATATCGGCCACGTTGATATGAATTGTGGTGTCCATGTGATCCTCCTGTGTAACCGATTAAACATCGTCGGCAAAAAAAATCTGGTCAATGCTCACGTTCATGGCTGCGGCCAGAGCAACCAGCGTCTTGGTGGTGGTCACTCGCTCAGTACCGGCTTCCAGCGCAACGATAGTGCCCCGGCTAATGCCGCTCTTTTCGGCAAGTTCCTCCTGGCTCATTTTCAAAGACTTGCGAACCTCTTTAATTTTGAAGCCCATTCTTGTCACCTCCTATCTTTTCGGTTCACAACGGATTTTGTTTAATCGGTTGCACACACATAGTACAACATCCCATGGCCTTTGTCAAGTTCATTACACAAATTTTGTTTAAGAAATTACACAAAACTCATTGACAGCGTCTCGACTATAATTGTATAATGGATTGTACAAAACGGAGGGATTGAACATGACCTTGAAAGATTTGATCATTGAATACCGGAATGACCACGGACTGTCTCAACGGCAATTTGCTACTGCTTGCGGGTTGTCTAATGGCTATATTTCGATGCTGGAAAAGGAAATGAACCCCAACACTAAGCTCCCGGTCACGCCAACTCTCCCTAAATTGAAGCAGCTTGCATCCGGAATGGGAATGAGCCTGACTGATTTGCTGGTCAAGGTTGACGATATGCCAGTAGAACTCATTCTTGATGATGCAGACAGCAAAAAACTCGTCCCCGAAATTGAGGACGAGCTGGATGCAGAGATTATGAAAATTATTTCAGGTCTTACTCCGGAGAAGAAGCAGCAGGCATTGAGCTATATTCAGTACCTTGCGCAGTCCTGAGGAGCCGAAGCAACTTGATTTTTTCAGCAACAGTCAGTAAAGCCAGCGATTTTTGAATGGATGTGCATAATTCAGTATCATTCATGGGTTTGCAAGTCCTTTCTTGATAAAATAACCACCGGCAGCAACTGAATTATATCAAATACGCACCCGCTTTTCATGGAATCGTGGAATTATACCGAAAATCGGAAAAATTTGTGCGTTTCCGGCATAATATTGTGAATTACGTTGCGGAGGCCGTTTTATGAATTTGAAAGAAATCGCGCTTCGACTGAGAGAATATAAACGGGTGTATGTAGCTGGAACTCCGGTTATGTTGCGAAGCCGATTAGATTTTCTCGATATTTTCTCAGCATACGGTTTGACTGCGGATATGAGTGTGTCGAAGAAGATTGGTGTTTTGGTTGCGTGCAGCAATCCAATGCAGAAGAAAATCGATCAGGCCAAAGCTCTAAATATTCCGGTCATTTCAGAACAGCAGTGGTTTGAGCTTATGCCAGAGCTGGAAGCACTCGGAATGTGGAACGGAAAGCCAATTCCGTTTGCAGATGATAATGGAATTTACCATATTGATGTGGGCGGTGATGGTTGATGGCCCGAAAAAAGAATATTGCTGCTGGCCTCGATGCCGTCATCTATGCCCGGTACTCGTCGCATAACCAGCGAGAGGTCAGCATCGAGCAGCAGATCGCAGAGTGTACGAAGCACGCAGCTGCGCTTGGACTGCGCATTGTCGGTACATACGAGGACAGGGCAATCAGCGGCAAGACGGATAACCGGCCTCGTTTCCAGCAGATGATGCGGGATGCTGAAAAAGGGAAGTTTCAGGCCGTCGTGGCGTGGAAGTCCAACCGCATCGGGCGCAATATGCTGCAAGCCATGGTCAACGAGGCGAAGCTGGACGATTACGGCGTAAAGGTGTTTTACGCCGAGGAAGATTTTGACGATACAGCCGCCGGGCGTTTCGCATTGAGGAACATGATGAATGTGAATCAATTCTACAGCGAGAACATGGCGGAGGACATCACCCGGGGGCTGTATGATAACGCCAGCAAGTGCATGGCGAACGGTCGGCAGCCCTTGGGCTACAAGCGGGGTGAGGATGGCCGTGTGGTGCTGGATGAAGCGAATGCGGCCGTTGTCCGGGAAATATTCACCCGTGTGGCTGCTGGTGACCTGTTCGTGGACATTGCGCGAGATCTCAATGCCCAGGGCATCAAGACCAGCAAGGGAGCCAACTGGAACAAAGGCAGCTTCCAGAGTATTTGCCAGAACGAGCGGTACCGGGGCATCTACATATACGGGGATGTCCGGGTGGCCGATGGCATTCCACGCATAGTGAGCGATGATTTGTGGTACAGGGTACAGGAGGCCATGAGGATGAAAAAGAATCCAGTCGGAACCCGGCACCGTGTCGGGGCAGAAGATTATCTGCTGACCGGGAAGCTGCGCTGCGGGCATTGTGGCAGCTACATGACGGGCGTATCTGGCACCAGTAGAAACGGCGAGCTGCATTACTACTACACCTGCCAGAAGCGGCGCACCGAGCACGCCTGTGACAAGAAGAACATCCGCCGGGATGTCATTGAACCGGCTGTGGCTCAGGCCATCAAGATGTACTGCTTGACCGATGATGTCATTGCGTGGATAGCAGATCGGACGGTCGAATACTGGGAAAAGCACGACAATGACCTCCAGATTGAGGCGTTGGAGCAGCAGTTGGAGGAAAATAAAAAAGCCACCTCGAATATGCTGAAAGCCATCGAGATGGGGATTATCACAGAGGCCACCCGCACCCGGATGGTCGAGCTTGAGACTGAGCAATCCCGGCTGAGCGTCCAGCTGAATGTGGCCAAAGAGGATGTCGTGAAAATCGACCGGGAGCAAATCATCTCCTATCTGGAACTGCTGCAGCAGGGTGACATCCACGACCGGGATTTTCAGATGGAGCTGTTCAAAAACTTCCTCGTGGCCGTCTATGTCTACGATGATAACCGCATGAAGCTGGTGTTCTCCTGCATGGGAGACCAGAACAGCGTCGAAATTCCTTTGGAGACCGGAGAAGACCCGCCCGATGGCGGGCTGTCACCGGATGCTAAAATGTTCGTTTTGACTCCTGATAGCTCCACCAAAAAGACACTGCACAGTTTGTGCGGTGTCTTTCTTTTTTGCACTTTTGTTGCGTGAGTGAAAAACAGGAAGATGAACGGTGCCGATCGGAGTTTTGACGATTTGCGGCGCTGTCCTGATGCAGTAAACCGTAAGATAAAAGCAGAAGACGCTCTTCCCCGATGGAAAGGGCGTCTTCTGCTTTTTCAGTCGTTCTTCACGCCCGCCGGAGCCGGCTGGGCAGAGGCCGTGTCAAGGCCGACGAGATATTCCGGATCGACCTTGTCCTGTGGTTTCTTTTTTGATAGCATGGTGATTTGCCCCTCCTAAGAGATTTCGCGGGGAGCACTTCTCCCCGTCTGACAGGGAGAAGTATATATTCCAAATCTTAGGAAATGCCCGAGAAATTTATTAAGAAGGACGTAAGAGGTTTGAATTTTTTATGAAAAAGTTTCACAGGACGTAAAAGCCTCTCCCTTTGGGAGAGGTGTCACCG